CAGCGGCCAAGTTGAAGCGCGTCTCGGCGGCGATGGAGAATTCTTCGGCCCATTCCGGCGAAGCGCCGATCACTCGCCAATCAGGACGGGCGTTGAGGCGATACTGAGCGCCGACAATGCTATCCCGGTGGAGTGCAACGGCACCGGCCGAATAGCCGTCATTCAGCACCATATCCCGGCTGCGGGCGTCCGCTTCCGGCTTGACTATGTTGATGGCCTGATCCGGCGAGAGCATGGACGGCGCCCATGATACCGTTTCCCGGCTCGTGCGCTCGGCGCCCTCAAGGCCGCCGCCGAAAGCTCGCTCACCGGCAACAGCGGGCGGCGATGAGATGGTGATTAGATCGTTTGCCATTAGAACGTAAATCCAATCGGACGGCGGACAAGGGTTGGCGTAATCGACGCTTCGAGCGAAGCGATGTAGCGATCAAGCTGCGCCATGTTCGTCGCCGTGAACTCGACACGCTCACCGTTCTGATCCATGAAGACGCGAGCCAGCTTTTGCGTTGCCAGCTTATGCCGTGCGTCCTTGGCTTCTGCTAGTAATTCAGCCTGAGTTGCCATGCCGCTTGATCCTCATGCTAGGGCGCGGCCGAATTGAGAGAAGTCAATTTGAGACGGCTGCTCAAACGCCTCTTCCTTCTCGGCCGCGATCACGAGAGGATTAACCTCAACGGGCGCCAACCACAAGGGCGGATTTTCCCAATCCACTTTCTCTATGCTCAGGAGCGAAGAGACGCAAGCGCCGATGGCGTAATAGAGCAAATCCCACGCTTCGTTGCGCGGCTGCACCTTGATCCAGCCTTTTTCGGTCCTGATCTCGGCCGTTAGCTCGGCGAAGAACCAATCCGGAAGCCAGTTGGGGAAGTGAATCATGCCGGCGCCCGGAACAACCACGTCGAGAAGGTTGTTGAGCGTGTCCTTCAGAAGATTGGACTGCAACATGAGCACCGCGATATCGCCTTGTGCTCCGGCCTTGGCTCCACTCACCCCGCGTTTCGAGTTGTCCGGATATGTGATATGTGTGCGCGGCGCTCCGGGCTTGCCTTCACCCTTCACGAGATGGAAGCGATTCGATAGGCCGATTGCCCGGAGCCTGCGGACATAGGCGTAAGCGTTCGTCGTCACGCCCGCCTTACCGCCAGAGTCGCAGAGCGTCAGCTTGATCGTCATTTTCCGGCCGGAACCATCGGCAAGCAGATAGGTGCGCCGGATAACTTGCTCTTCCAGCAAATCCCAATCGTCTAGGTAAGAGCCTGGCTTGACCCACTCGCGCTCGCCATCGTCGTCCCGGCGATGCGACTTGCGAATGCTGAAACGATCCACGAGCACAAGGTCGTAAGGCTTGCCGGGAGCGATCCCGACAATCTGCACGATGAACATATTTTGCTGCACGTCCACGATCCCGAGAAGGGCGCGAACGTGCTCCGGCACGAGCGGCCGGATATTCTTCGGGATATCGTTGTTCGGGCCATGGCGGGTAAGACGGTTCACCCCGTCATCCTTGCGCTCTTCATCCTCTTCGAAGGGAAGATCGTAAGCCCGCTGCATGATTGTGTCAGGCGTCCGAGCCGTATCCGTCAGGACGTGCTTCGGAACATAAGGTTCGCCGAGATCGGTGTTGAAGAATTTCTTCAACGCCTCTTCCGATCCCGTCGATTGAAATTCGTCTTCAGCGTCGAGATAGGTTTTGACTAGCTTCGACCATGTAGTGAGGCCAGCGGCCACGCCGCGGAGCCAGAAGCTCGCGATGTTAGAGCGTCGCCCTTCGCCCCGCACGCGGCCCTTGTCGTCGATCCACTGGCCTTCCTTGAGCCAAACGCCCCATTGCTGCATCTCGTGCCGCTCATCGGGCTTGATCTTGTAGCTGCAATGCGGGCAAGCCATCCGAACGGTGAGCGCGGAATCCATGTTGGATGCGAGCGTATCCCAATCCAGATGCTCCCACCGGCCTTCGAAGTAACTTCCGCAGTCCGGGCAAGGCCAATACCAACGACGACGATCCCCGCGGTTATAGAGCGCGAGGATTCCGCCGCACGGTGGAGCCTCATGCCCCTGCACGATCTTCTTTGCATCGGTGACTTCCCGCGAAGGCGAGCTTTCGGCGAGCGTCATTGCAAAAGAGCCGAACGTCTTCGTGCGCTGCGACGCGAGATCGTAAGGCGAGCCTTCACCGTCCACGTCATCGGGCATACGATCATAGTCGGTAAGCATGACGCGGCCGATAGGCTTGCCGGCAAGCTCGTTATTGCTCGGATGCCCGAGTGTGAGCATCATGCCATTCGCATACTGCTTGTCCGTGCGGTTGTCCGCATCCCGATTGTTGAGAAGGGCGGCGCCGACTTGCTTCGTATGGCGGTGCAGTCGGTCCACGCGGCGGATCGAAAAGTCGCGGGCCGTAACGCTCGTTTTCTCGACCACGAGCATATCCATGGGATCGACGGTCGCCGAATATCCGATGGTATTGACGATCAGGCCATCCGTCTTGGCGCACTGAGCCGGCCCGACGAAGATTTCACCGATAAAAGCGTGATCGGTGATAATCTCCATCGGCTCCACCATGTAAGGAACCGTCGAATTCTTCCACGGCCCGACATAGGCCCCCGGCTGATTGATGTAGCGATATTTCTCCGCCCACTCGGCGACTGTCATTCGCAACGGCGGCTGGAAGATGCTTTCTGCGACCTTGGCGATTAGATCGCCTAAGTCCTCATAGGTCGTCAGGGTCTTCCTCGTCACCCTCGGCCGAAGCTGATCCATCTCCGCTTCCGCTGGATTCCAATCCGTCAGCGTCATCGAAGACGGGGAGTGCGAGGGGAGCGGTTGATGTAACATAGTCCTTGAACCTATCTATCATCTTCTCACGAAGATCGTCTATAGCCCCGTCGATATTGCGTTTGATGATCCTGCGTTGGGCTTCGGTAAGCTCAATCTCGCGCTCAACCGTGTCCGCGGTAAGCAGGAGCGACATTCGCAACGTCTTGAACGCCTCCGCGAAGCTCTCGACCACTTGCGCCGTGCGCCAGAGATCGCCGGCATTTTCCTCATAGATTTGACGCGCCCGCTGGCCGTTCCAGTATTCCTTCGTCAGAAGAGGCGGAAGCTCCTGATGGTTCATCGTCCGCAGATAGTATTCTATCGCATATCCGGGTTTGACGATGCGAGCCGCCGCTTCCCGGATTTTATAGGTGGACGTATTGTAGCGCGTGCCGCTCGGGCGAAGTCCGCGCAGCCGCTTGGGCAACGTCTTAGCGTCGGTTTCGAATAGCTGAGCGAGTTGCGCCATGGTCGCCTCGCCCGTCGCCAGAAGCTCGGAAGTTACTTCGTCGCGGGCCTTGGGCGGCCGGCCTCTTTTCAACTCACCCATGGTATGCCTTTGCTAGTAATTCGCAAGCCTCGCCGAAGGCCCATAGCGACGTTCTAAGGTTTGGAGCATGGTAGAGCCGCGGCGTGTCCGTCACAAGCTTCGTCATCGCTTCCTGCGGCGTTTTGCCGGTTGCCACAAGACAACGTGAGGCTGGCCCTTCATCGTGCGCCTCCCATCCGCCCATGCGGCCATAGGCGACGTGAAGGCCGCCCTGTGCTTTGTCCGCGAGCATGATGCTGAGATGGATGCCGCTCTCAAGCAGCAAGTCGGACACTTCCGCCCCGAAGCGGTCGCGGTATATTCGATCCAGCACGTCCATTGTCGTTGCTTGCCCTCTTTCTGATCCGCGCTTGCATCGCCCGGATGAAGTTGAAAAGGCGCTCTTGGCCCTCGCCCTTGTCAACGAGTGTGTCATAGACCATTTCATCGGCCGATCCTAGCACGAGCAAATGATGCACTCGGACTAGCTGCTTCTGCCCTTGCCTGGCTACGCGGCCGATGACTTGTTCGTAAAGCTCTCGGCTCCAAACGAGATCGAAGAAAGCTACGTCATGCCCCGGCCCCTTCTGCATGTTGAGGCCGTGAGCGGCAGAGCCGGGATTGATGAGAAGCATATCAATCTTCCCCTCATTCCACGGTTTGATGCACTTGCCGGCCTTGTCCATAACCACGGCCTTCGGGAACGCCTTCTTCAGCCGATCCAGCGATGATTTGAACCAATAGCAAACCATCAACGGCTGATCGCCTAGCTCTTCCTTCAACTCGCGCAGCGCTTCAATCTTCTCGTTGTGGATCGCGACAACCTTCTTCGACTCGTCATAGACGGCGCCGGCTGCGAATTGCAGAAGCTTGTTCACGAGCGCTCCGCCGTTGAGCGCTTCAATCTCCGCCGTGTCGTAATGAAGGAACATCGTTTCTTCGAAGCGCCAATAAATCTCCATGAGATCGGCGCTGAGCTTGATTCCGCGCTTCAGCGGTAGCCAATCGCCCGCGGCGCCGAGATCATGCCTGTAGTCGTTGGAATCGAGCCGCATCGTGATATCAGCGATCTTCTCGGCGATGCGCTTGTCATGCCCCGGCTTGATCGTCCACTTCCGGGTATATTCGTTTTCGGTGAAGTGGCGCGTGCGGTAGGCGGTGATATTGCGGCCAAGGCGCTCGCCCTGATCCACGAGATACGTCATCGCGAAGAGCTTCATATACCCTTCGGACGCGGGCGAAGCCGTCAGGAGATGGATACGCTTGACGCGCTTGAGCACTTTCTTCAGCGCCCGGAACCGCAGCGTATTGTGAATGCCGAATTTCGTCGCTTCGTCTATGAAGATTGTATCGTAAGGCCATTTCTGGCGGTGCGTCTTCCAGCGCTCTTTCCAGAATTCAACGAGCCATTCGATCCGCTCCACGTTGATGATATGCAGCGGCGTGTCTTCGAGCGCCTGAGCACGCCGCTTCTCTTCCTTCGCCTCGGCCCGAGCCTTCTGAGCGGGTCCGCGGGCAAACTTGCTGGCGTCGGCCGGGGATTCGCCTAGCTCACGCTCACGTTGGTAGCGAGGCTTATAGACCGCGGCGAAAGCCGCCTTGATATCGTCGTCGTCATCCTCCGCCCGGATCAGGGTGTTCGGAATGTCGTGAAGATGCTCCCACTCTTCGATTTCATCGGGCCATGTGGCCTTGGCGACGCGGAGCGGAGCAATCACGAGCGCCTTGCCGGTCCATCCCAAATCCATGAGATCGCGCAGAAGGGAAAGACAGATGATCGTCTTCCCCATGCCGAGATCAATGAAGAGAAACGACATAGGGTTGTCGTATAAGAACCATTTCGCCTTGCGCTGGAAGGCGTGCATATCCGCTCGACGCCGCGGCGTCGGAACGATATCAAATCCGGCGTAATGGTTGAGCGGCTTCGTCATAGGTCCGGATCGTAACCGATCAATTCGCAGAAGCGCTCAAGGCTATTATACCAATCCGCCTCGCCGCCTGCCGCCCTGATCTCTTTTATCCGCTTCCATTGCTGCGGATATTTCTGCTCGAAATCGGCTTGTGAACAAACCTTATCGGGCCGCTTGGCTTCCAGAATGATGATGCCTGAGCCGGCCGGATATTTGCCAACGGCCGTATCCGGGAATCCATTGAAGCCCTTGCCCTCGACATTGGCCCAAAAGAGCTTCAGCTTGTCGCGGGCGAGCTTGCGGGCTTTTTCCTTCAGTTTGCCTTCCGGCGTGCGAGCGCTCATGCTGCCATCCGGTATGCGGAAGTTACTTCCAGCAAGGCTTGATCGGCGCGGATCATCGCGGCTTTAACGCCTGTTGCCCAACCGGCCCATTGCATCGCCATGGCGTCGGCGATGCCTTCGAAGGTGCGGCTTCGATCACGCCAGCGATCCTCGCCTTCCGACGCTCGCCAGATGGCCTCCCATTTCTTCTTTTCTTCGGAATCGGTTGGCGGCTTCAGCCAAGGAGTCGTATGTTGAAGCGGCTCAAGGTCCGTCAGCCAAAGGCAAGTCGATTTTGTCTGCCGATGGCCGAAATTGTAGGGGTGAATGACTTGATCCTGAGCGCGGCCGATGATGCTCTTGGCGTGTCCGTGCATGATCGGGTTTTCGATGGCCCGCGGATAGTCAAGCTCTTCGTCCAGAAACCGGAATTCCTTGGCACTCTTCTCCATCTTCTCCCACCGCTCGGGGCAGAAGTTGTCGCCGGCCTCATTCTTCTTTTTGCCGATGTAGAGATGCTTCTGAGACGAATTGCACATGAACGTGCAAGTCGGGAAGAAAATGCCCATATCCCAATCGCCGCGGACGTGGTTGTAAACGTCATCCTGAATATGCGGGCCGGGAAGCTCACTCGGCAGAAAGTCGCACGAGATCGCGTCATGGCCTAGCCGGCGAAGAGCCGTTCGGACAACACCGCTGGATTCGAAGCCGACTAGGATTTTGAGCGAGCGCACATTGCCTCCGTCAATTCGTCCACGGCCTGCCCGAGCTTGGCGAAGCTCTTGCGAATGCCATTGCCCTGATAACCCGGATAGACGCGCTTTCGCAACGGCTCAGTCACGCAAATGTCCGTGCCGAGATCGCGAAATTCATCGGCGGTCCAGACAACCCAAGCGCAATTCATCAAAGGCGAATTTCCGCGCTCTTCCTTGAGGAAGGCAAGGCGGAACGTCAGCGGCAGGAAGAACGCCGGAATGTGCTTCTCCCAAAGCGGGAGCCGGCTGATCGCGTTCCAATAGTCGATCTTCACAAGGCAGGCGACATTCGGCGTGTAGCTGAGCGCCTTCAAGATGAATTCGGCCGCAAGGCTGAAAGGTGGATTCATGACGATCATATCCGGATCGGGAATCCATCCCCATTTCTCCGTCGGATCGTCGCGAAGGAAGTCGAAGCCGGTGATCCCTTGGCCGGTGTCCCGAAGCTCCGTGGAAGTAACTTCGTATCCGTGCCATTCCAGCACTCGCGTCATATCCAAATCGCCCGCGCACGGTTCCCATATCTTAGCGCCAGGCTTCATGAGATTGTTGATGAGCGGCATGATCGACTCAGTGCCGTCATAAGGCGTCGGATAGAAGTCGCTCGGCTTGCGCTCCCACGCCTTGTAACTCTTCTGGATCGCGCCGGCCATGCCGCCCGATGGGGGATCGTCTTTCCAGATAGTCCCGCAACCGCGCACCGTCAGCGCGGCCGCCGCGGCGTGAGGATCGGTGACGATCTCGACGATGCCTTTCGGCTCTTCGATCCCGCGGGCGCGTGCTCTACGCCTGAATTGCGGGTTGTCCGTCACGTCCTCGCAGAAAGGATCGCCAGCGCTCGCGTCCCAAAAGAGCGAATCGCTGTCCGGATGATAGTAAAGCCGCACGATCAAAGCTCCCTTGGATTTTCGTCGCGCAGCGTAGTCGCGAGAATTCTTTGGCAATTTCCGCAAGTCGCCGTCTTAGCGACTGACGCAAAAACGATATTAAGCTGGCCGCATAGAGAACCTTTGCCGGCTCCGCAGATGGCGGATTCATTGTAGCGAATATGTGTCTTAGACATATTCAATCCTTCCTATAAATTTCTGCTTCGTATCCAGCGGCGCCGAGCGGCAAATCCGGATATTCCTTCAGCGAAGCGGCCATGCACTCAACTAGCCGATCCTTTGAATGATATTCGTCGTGTTCGTCCTCTTCCGCAACGATTTCATCGTGGACGTGCATGACGATGTTGAAGTTATCATTGGCCGCGGCCAGTAGCCCTTCGCGGAGAATATCGCGGGCGATGGCCTGCACGAAATTCTCGATAAATTTGCCGCCGTGCGACTGAATTCGAAGCCATTTTTTGCCGTTTTGCTGCTTCCCCATGTAGGAGATGCTGTCTTTCTCGAATTCCTTCTGCTCGCCGCTCTTCGCGTCGATGTATTTGATCTTCGCCTTCCGGACTTGCGGCTTCAGATACCAAAGCTTGCGTCCGCTAGGTAACTCAGCGGTGAGATACGGCGCTTCGAGCCGGAAATAGATCGGGCCAACTTTCGTGCGCTTGCCGGTGCGGATCGTATGGGCAATGGCGTCCTCATAGGCATACCACGTATCGACGATCTCTTTATATTCTTCCCGGAAAACCTTGACGGACTTGTGGGCGGCTTCCTTGGATAGCTCGATTCCCATGTTTTCGGCATAGCCCCAAAGGCCCGTCTTCTTCCCTTCGATCATGCCGCCGCCGCCGAGACGATATCCACCGCCGAGCACGGCCGGCTTCGCGTCGGATCGCTGTCCCTTCGTGACTTCCTCATAGGCGCACTTGAACAACTTCGTCGCGAATTCCTTGTAGGCGCATCGACCTTCGATAAATACTTGCAGGAGAGCCTTGCAGCCTGTGAGCCAGGCGATAACGCGGCTCTCAATCGACGCGAGATCGCAGACGACTAGCTTCTTGCCCTTCTTCGCCCGGATCGCCGAGCGGACAAGGCCGGCCAGTGCCTCCATCGGTTCGGCCATCCAAAGCTCAAGCTCATCGTAATCACCTTCGCGGATGATCTCGGACACGCGCTCAAGCATCCAAGGGTCTTCGAGCTTCTTCGGCGTCCGCGGAAGGTTCTGCGGCTGCATGGCGCGGCCGGCCCATCTGAGCGTGCGCGAGGCGCCTCCATATTGGAGAATGTGCCTGATCCGGCCGTCCGGTGAGAGGCGCTTCAGGATCGCGTCATATTTACGAACGGAAGTGCGGGCTTGTTGCTGGCGGAGCTTGAGCACCTTGACGCCGAGCGGTGTGATCTCAACTTCATCCTCTGGATCGGAGTTGCGGTTGAGCGCAATCTTCACGGAATCCTTGCGGAGATCGTCATACGGATAGCCCTCTTCCCGGAGGAAGGGCAGGAGTTGAGGGACGGAACCGGGATTGTCGAGGCCGGTGAGCTTCGCCATCTGCTTCGTGAGGATGGCTTTGCGCTTGTTGGCGAGATGGATCGCGTTGACGACAAACTTCTTGTCAATGGGCACGCCAACGTCATTGATGACTTGATCCAGCGCCCAAACTTCCCACTCCCGTTCGTCAATAGGATACTTCAGAAGCTCATTGGTCTGCGCCCGTTCGGCAACCACGTCCTGCCCGCAATAGGCGCCATATTTCGTCCAATCGACGGGATCGGTTTTCCGGTCGCGCCAGCGATGCGGCTGATTCTTCGTAATCTTCTGCGGCATGGAGAAAATTTTCATTAGCCGCTCGCCCTCTTTATCCTTGGCGTATTTCGCGGCTAGGCCCATCTGTCCATGCACTTCATCCAAGCCGCCGACATAAGCGTGCATATAAGCGAGCGCCATGGAGCACCGGAAACGGCGGATTGGAATGCGGGCCTTGTAATATCGGTTTAGCACAACCCGTTCGAAAGCGGCGTTGAACGCCCAAACGAGCACGTCTTCGGCTTCCAGATACTCCCAAAGCTCTTCGGGAAGCTCATCGTCCTCGCTGAGATCGACTTCAGTGACTTCGCCATCGTCGATTGCGTAGGCAACCCAAATCGGACGGAAGCTCTCGTGGCGCGTGTAGAGATCAAGCCCAACCACCTTTAGGTTAAGCTCGCAGGCCGTTTCAAAGTCGATATGGAGATGGCGGCGCTTCATCGGTCCTGACACAATGCGGGCGGCCGCCCTCGCAAACGGCCGCCCGGAAGTTACTTCCAACGATTACAGATCGTCATCGTCGTCATCGTCGTCCCGACTACGGCGAGCGGCCTTCTTGCGAGGACGCTCATCTTCGTCGTCGTCCTCATAGCGGCTCTTGCCCTTCGAAGACGAACCGCGGCTCGGGCCTTCGAATTCCTCTTCGTCTTCGAACGCCTCATCGACTTCTTCCTCGCTGATCCGGCCTTCGCCGAACGAGTCATCGTCAGCCTTCTTCGTGACGGCGCGGAGCGAAGCGTTGACGCGCTTGCCGTGCTTGTTGTTTTGGAACCACGGCTCGATCAGCAGAGACGCCCAACAACCGCCGTAGAAAGTTTCTTTGGCGTCTTCCGGCTCGACAAGCGTAAGCTCCCCGTCCGTCATTTCCTTCAGGATCGGCCGGCGCTCTTCGCGGGCGGACAGAGTCCAGTGGCCGTTGTGCTCTTCCTTGTCAGAATCGTCCCCGTCGCGCAGAAACTTCTTGTCGGAAGCCAAGGCACGAACCTTGTTTTCCTGCATGACGCGCTCAATTTCTTCGTTGATGAGCTTCCGCGCCGCGTTGTGCGTGTCTTTCGGAAGCAGCGCGACGACGCCATACTTCGCAACGCCAGCATCGCCTTCCTTCTTGTAGGGCCGGTCCAGATGCGGATAGCTGAGCCGAATGTTGCTCACGCGGATCAAACCGTTGCTAAGCAACGCCGCATTCGCCACCTTGCGAACAACCGTCGCCTTCTCTTTCTTCTTATTCGCCATTTACTCTACCTTCCGTTTTTCCGGTTTTCAGTTTTGACGCTGCCGGGGAACGAATTCGTCATCGTCCTCGAAAGCGTCAGCATCGCTCGCAAGGGCTTCGCGATTGTCGCTAGTCCTCACAAGGGATTTTCCGCCAGGCGGCTTTACCGCGATGGCATTGATTACGTCTGCCGCAGCATCCTTTTTAAGTCCAGCTATCTTCTTCAGCTTTTCTTCTGCTTGTGCCGGCGAGATCATTTCCGTCTTGAACATCATATCGTCTGTGAAGCCGAGCGCCTTGAGCCTTCGATATGGGATCGCGATATTATCCGGCCATTTGCGATTTGCTCGGCCGCGGACGATCTTCCATCCGGGAATTTCCTCTTCGCGGCTCAGCGCTCGCTCAAGTAGCTCGGCTTCAACAGCGCTGAAGAATTGCTCCGTGACTTTCCGATATCGAAGTATCTTCGCGAGCGCGGCTGTTGATAGCTGGCGCGGGTTGCGCGGACGGAACGGTTCTGATCCGAATTCATCTTCAAGCCGCTCACTCGCAGCGTCCATCTCGGCGACGCTGTATGTGCGCGGAACGAATTCGTCATCATCTTCGAAAGCGGCAGAAGTTACTTCCGCAGTTTCGAGATACAGCGCGGGGCAAGTGCCTTTGATCTTGCACCACTGACAACCGGCGTCGCTCGGCGTCCGCGGCGCGTCGAATTGCCACGCTTCGGCCGCCCGTTCCTTGACGTAATCGGCGAATTCCAGAAGCTCTTCCGGCGTGATCGTAAACGTAGTTGTTCCGTCACTCAGCCGCGGATGACAAATGCCGATTTCGATCTCGACAATGTTGTAGCGGTCCTTCAGGATTTTCCACGAACCATAGCCGTAGAGCATCCCCTGAGTGTTGTCTTCGGCGACAACGCGCACGCCTTTCCCGTATTTGAGATCGCGCACATAGAGCTTGTAACGGCCTTTCCCGATCTTCACGAGCGCGATGCAATCGGACGTGCCACCCTGATTCGGGATTGGCATAAGGTCTGAGAGATCGACGCGGGTTTCGATCAGGAATTGAATCGAGTCTTCTTCAAGCTCTTGGCACCATCCAACATAATCGCCAACGTAGGCCATCATCTCTTCGGTGATCTCGATTTCCCAACCCTCGCACTCGACGACTTCGCCGATAAGATGCTTCGGGCGCTTCCCGGTGCGGAGCCATTCTTCCGCAACGCTATGCGCTACGGTCCCTTCGGCGGCTTCCTCCGAGCAATCGTCATGCGCGAGGATATTCGGGATCAAGCTGCCCGAGCACATGAGCCACATTTTACTGCTCGACGGGGAAAACGCGGAGTGGCCGGATGCGGCCATGCGCGCAACATCGTCGAGCGTAATCAGCTTGTGCTCAGACATAGTGTGCCAGGCTTGCGTGCGCGATCTCAATATCTTCGAGTGCGACCGGAAGCCGCTTGTCGAGATCGCTCAGGCTGGAAAGGATTTCGTCGGTGCGGCGCTCAAGCTGCCGGCCGATCAAGCTGAAAAGCTCGGGATCATGGTCCGTGTAGGCTAGTGCGACGTTGATGAAGGTGTTCATGGGATCGTCACCGCGGACAGTCCCGAGATCAATCTGATACCACTGTTCCCCGCGCTTCTCGACGCGCCAAACCTTAGCGGTTCGGCCGGTGTGGTCGGTTTCGTAAGCTATCCGCTGCTCCCCGGCTCGGCGGTGCAAACGGGATGCGATGGAGTCTGCGTATGTCGCTTTCAGGGCTTCGGTCGGCCCTCTCCAAAACTTGCTCATCGCAGTCACACCTATACAGAGGATAATAGCAGCGCGGACAATAGGGGCGGCGTCGAACAGCGAGCCAAACTAACAGAAGAAGGACGAAATCACATACGACAAGATAGCCGAAAATGCTCAACATCGTCCCGTCTCCTGCAAGGTTCCCCGCCGCCCGCCAGAGGAGGAGAGGATGGGCGGCGGGGAGTCGGGCCGACTAACGGGAAGAAAGCCGGCCCGACGAACGATTAGATATCGTCTTCCTCTTCGCCGCTGTCACCGTCTTCGGCGAGCGCGGCTTCGGCCGCGGCAAAGGCCGCGTCATACTTCGCGGGCATGGTGAGAAGGTCCGCGAGATCGTCGGCGCCTGCGTCCGAAATGATCTTCTTCGCGACCGGCTTGCCGACTTCCTTCGACACGCGGCGAATGATCGCCTCAACTTCGTCCTTGTCGTGCTCGGGCGTCGGCTCTTCCTTCTTCGGACGGCCGCGCTTGCCGGCAGGCTTCTCGCCCGAGTCGTCGTCGGAAGGCTTGCCCTTAGTGCCGGAAGTCGCGCCGAGCGCCGCAGTATTGGCTTCGACTGCCTTCCGCAGAGCAACAGTTTCCTTCGTGAGCAAGTCGAGTTTTTCTTCAATCATGGTGATTCGGTCCTTTAACCGTCCGTGGATGATCGCCCCGGTTCGGCCCGGAGACGGTGACTGTTGTTGTGCCAAGGCGAAAGAGTCACGTCAATAGCAAAACTGATCTAAATTATGACTGGACAGCGCGGTTAATCCTGCCCCATGTAACGGCCGTTAATCGCTCAAAATCTTGGGACCGTATGCCGCAAAACAAATGGCCGATGCCCGCCTGGCATGATGACTTGCCAGAGGGAGAAAGGGCGGCCGCCGCCCTTCGTCACCTTCTGAGTTTGGCCGCCCTCTTCGCGAGTCGCGAAGGCACCGCGACCGCGCTCGCCAAGGCCCTCGGAGTCGGCAACACCGCCGTCCTCCAAGCTAAGGTGCGGGGCAAGATCAGCGGTGAAATGGCCGTCCAGATCGAAGCTTTGCTTGGGCGCGACTTGTTCCCTCGCGAGCTATTCCGTCCTGATCTCTTCGTTGTTGAGGCTGACTGATCCGTGAGCGCGTATCTCAAGAAATACGGCGCCTCTACCCTTGAAAACGGATTCGAGATCATCCCGATTAAGCCGGGAACGAAGCGGCCGCCGTTCGACAAGTGGGAAGATATCAGAGCCGACAAGCGCAAGCTCGGCCGCTGGCTGGAAAACGGCCGCGGCAAGCATGGCGTCGGCATTCTCGCCCGCAAGACGCCGATGGTGGATATCGACTGCCGCGATCCGGCCATTGTGCGGAAAATGATCCGATTCACTCAGGCATTGTGCGGTGCAACATTGCAGCGCGTCGGCCTGCCGCCGAAGACCGGCTTGCTCTACCGCACCGATGAGCCATTCAAGAAAGTCAACTCGAAAACATACGTCGATCCCGACAATAACGAGATCACGCACAAGGTCGAAATCCTTGGCGACGGCCAGCAATTCGTGGCCTTTGCCGTGCATCCGGACACCGGGGAGCCTTATCGTTGGAACGACAAGAAGGCGCCGCACAACACCGCATGGGCCGACTTGCCGGAGATCACGCGGGATCAGGCCGAAGAGATCGCCGCCGAATTCGAACGATTGGCAGAAGAGGCCGGCTGGATCGAAAAGAAGACGCTCAAGCGGTTGGAATCCCGTCGCGAATTGGCGGTTGTTGATGACGATGACGCGGATTTCTCCGACGATCACCCGATAGACATTACGACGCAGGAGCTTGATCTTAAGCTTCAGCTTGTCCCCGGCGCCGACGACTATGACACTTGGCTCCAAATCGGCATGGCGCTCTGGCACCAATACCGGGGCGACGAAGAAGGCTTGCTGCTCTGGCACTCGTGGTCCGCGCAAGCGAACAACTATGACGCGGACGTGCTCGACGCCAAGTGGCCGACATTCGAGCCGGAAAAGGGCAGTCAGCCGGTCACGGCCCGCCTGATCGTCAAGCTCGCGAACGAAGAAGAGAAGCGCCTGGCTGGCGAGCAAGTGCAGGATACGCGGGAAGAGATCACCGCGGCCCGCACGGTCGAAGCGCTCCGTGACGTAGCATACAAGGTCAAGCGGCTGGCCTTCGACAATCTCGTGCGCGAGAGCATCGGCAATCTCATCCGCAAGCGCTACAAGGAAATCTCCGGCGACTCGATGAGTGTCGCCACTGTCCGCAGTCTGATCCGCTTCGAAAATCCGGAAAACAAGCGCAAGCCCAAGTGGTTAGAGCCATATTGCTACATCGAACGCGATAAGGTTTTCTACCATATCGAAAACCGGACTGAGCTAGACGCCGAAGCCTTCAACGCGAAGCATAACCGCTTCATGATGACGCAGAAAGATCGGCTCGAAGGCCGGTCGTCGCCTGAGCATACCGCCAGCCAAGCGGCGCTCAACTTGTGGGAAATCGAAACTGTCTATCGTCGCATGTATATGCCGCACGAAGATCAGTTTTTCACCTTCAACGGCCAGCGGTTTGTCAACTTCTACTCGGAGGCCGGCGTTCCCGAAATGCCGGATCGCTACACCGAAGCTGACAAGCAGGCCATTCGCATGGTGAAGGCCCATCTTGAGCACCTTTTCCCGGTGGAGCGAGATCGGAAGTTACTTCTGGATTGGATCGCTTACATCGTTCAAACGAAGCGGCGAATAAACTGGATGCCGCTGATCCAAGGGACGCAGGGCGACGGCAAGACGTTTTTCGCGGAGATGATGAAGGTCATTCTCGGATGGGAAAACGTGCATATCGTCGCCGGGGAATCGTTCCAAGAGAAGTATAATCACTTCATGGAAGGCTGCTTGCTTGTCTTCGTCGAGGAAGTGCGGCTGCACGGCTCCAATCGCTATGAAGCGTTGAACCGGATGAAGCCTTGGATCACGAACAAGGTTCTGTCGATCCGTGCGATGCAACGCGGCGTCTTCGAGATCGTCGCGACGGCTTCGCTCATGGCGTCGTCCAACCACAAGGATGCGATCCCGGCCGGAGATGACGACACCCGTTATTTTCCGATGTTCTCGCGTTGGCAGCGCCGGCACGCGATCAAGAAATTCAATGAAGCCCATCCCACCTATTACACTGAGCTTTACAACTCCCTGACTCACGCCGGGGCGTTGCGGAAGTGGTTCATGAACCACGAGATCAGCGACGAATTCAATCCCGACGCCCGCGCTCCCGAGAGTAGCAGCCGCGCTGAGATGGTGGCGCTCAACGAGAGTGACGAAGAAGCTGCGTTCGACGCCGCCTTGGCGGAGAGCAAGCGGCTCGACTTCTGCGAAACCCTGCTCGACGGCGGTATCGTGAGCGACGTGCTCATGGAGCGCGGGAGCGAAGCGCCTTACGGCCGAGCGCTCAACCGCTTCCTATCCGAGCGGGGATTTTCGATGTTCCCGAAGCGCGTGAAGATCGGCAAAGATGCGATCCAGTTTTGGAGCCGCACGCCCGAGCTATTCCGGAACGCAGATGGATCGCAGAATAACGACAAGATCAGGAAATGGCTTGAGAACGACGATCTCTAAGTCACTTGCATCCGGGGCAGATGGCCTTGTCGCCCTTCTCGAATTTCCATCCGAACGCCTTGCCTTCAGCCAATAGCCGAGTCTTGCTGAAGCCCTTCGGCCCCATGTTCTTATCGGAGTGGCACGAACCGTTCTGCTTATTCCGGTCGCATCGTAGCTCCATCCAAATGCTCATCGTCGGTATTCCTCTGCTAGATCGTTCATCGCTGTCGCCAGGCGTCCGAAGGCGCTCTTGAGATCGCCGGGAGGCGGGAGCGCCGACAAGGCGGCGTCGTCGGCCGTGGCGCCCTCTCCGCAGCGGATATGCGCGGCTTCCAGATAGCTCGGGGCGTCGCCTACAGACGCGAACCACGGATCGGAGGGGATCGGGCAACGCTTCAGGCGCCGGCCATCGTCTTGCGGCCGTTGATGCAGGCTCAGGACGTGCCAGCCGCGGTCCCGAATATACGCCCGCGTGAGCGGCGAGAGTTTCACCGCCGACGCCTCTTCACGTTCTTCGTCGGATCGTGCTGAAGGTAGCTCTGCGGCTCTTTCGGCGGCGTTGCCAACTTCTCGCACGGCGGATGCAGCGTGCAAAGATCGACTATGCGCGAGAGCGATCCTTCGTCTTCGAATGTCAGCACGATCTCACCTTCAAGATGGGCCAGTAGGCGCATCTCAAGATCGGCAAAGTCGCACGTCTCCAAGTCAATCAGGAGAGTGCCTTTTCCAATGACAACGCTTGTCATTGTCCGGTGCGCCATTGCTTCGGGCCGCCCGAGCGCCGGGGAACTGCCAAGCGGTCCCCGTTCGCGAAGGCGACGCCGATTTGATGTTCATCGACGTGCGTGATCGTGGCGGGAAGCCATACTTCCTCCGGCGTCCGCTTGAACGGATCGCGCTGCACGCACTTGATCTCAATTGGATCGCCGACGCTCAACTTGTAGTTGCACTTCGGGCAACCATCCTGCCGGCAGTCGCCTTCGCACATGATGCCGAGAAGATATGGATCAGTCATCGTATCGCTCCATATACCCGCCTATTTCGGTCCAGCGCTTGCCTACTTCGAGAAGCTGGCGGCGCGGCTCTTCTTCCGCCCGAATGTCACGATCCCAAAGCTCCCGGTTGACGATGCCAGCAATCTCGTCATCAATGAGATCAACGAGCACTCCCGGCTGCATGGAATCAAGCTCCCATGATTTCTCAGTGCCGTAGCGATCCTTGTATGCGCGGAAGCGACTATCACTTTCCTTCGCGGGATTGGGCGGCGGATTGTAAGCTCTGATTTGATCCATGTTGAGAGCCAGACGACGCACAAGCATGGCACCTTCCGAGATCAAGCCTCGCGTGAGAAGGTCGATCCGTTCAGAGATATTTTCCGTCATCTGCGTGCCGCTCGGATCATGATCGCCGAGATGCAGAATGATGACGCCTTTGCCGGCCTCAACTTGTTCTTCAAGCCGCTTCGCCGCGCCATACATTTCCGACGCAGAGACGTAACCGCGACATGAGAAATAAGGGACGCGCCACTTCGAGCACGGACCTTCGATCACGCCGATAAGCGCATCTTTTTCAATCCAGCACTCGGCGTAAATTGGTTGGTTTTCCCATGGATTGTTCTTGAAGTGACGGCCCCAATCGAGAATGAAATCGGCAGGACTATCCACGTCGCCCGGAGCGCCCCACATAGGCGTCGGATTGATGTTCCGAGTGCGATCTTCGATCATATCCCAATCGACAAGACCGGCCAATCGTGCGTCGTTGATGATATCGCCGAGCCGCTTATAGCTCTGCAACGAATTCTCAAGTAAATCCTTCGCTACGAACTGATAATAAAGCTGTCGGAGGGTGAGGACGAAACCGCCCTCGCGAAACTCGTCAACAATATTGTTGGCTTGTCGGATTACAGCCCGATTTTTGAATGAGAAATCCCGCGGGACGAAGCACTCTCTCATCGGAAGTTACTTCGCGACCGGAACGTGAAGGTCAAATTCACGGCCGTCCTTATCGACCGCGACAACCTTGCCGTCCCGCGGCGTAATCGTGTCGATGTTTGCGATCTTGCCGCACGAGTGCGTTACCGTGATCCGGCCGCCTGCCCGCTTTGCGCTCCACGAATAAAGTCGGTCCATCTATTTTCTCCTACAACCGCGAATCGGTGTAGATCGGAAATAGATCGAAAAGCGATCAGTGTCAACCGCCCGACAAAGCGACAAGCTGCAACGGTGTCCGAAGCGGGAAATACTCTACGAGATGGATCGTCCCGGCGAAGAGATCGCCCAACGCTGGACCGCTGACGCCGAAGTAGAAATCCGCATCGTTCAACGGGCCGGTGAATGTGCCATCGGTGGACACGGCGCCGCCGTTAAGCGACGATTGCCAGCCAAGTGCATTGTTCGACACGGCGATGACGTTCTGCCCGACGACAAGGCCGGCAATGTCGTTGTAATCCCCGTCGAAGTCGCAAACGATGAAGGTGTCTGCGCTCGTGGTGAAGCCTTCGGCTCCGGCCGACGCTCCCAAGCAACAGAAAAGCTCGGACTGCGTTCCAAATTCATCCAGCGTGAAGACGAAGCGGGCCGCCCAATCCATCGGCCGCAGCAAGTCCCGAAGAGCCGGCTCGGCCTTGTGATTGATGACAACCGTATCCGCGGCAACGACTTCCTCTCCTTCGCCGAGCCAGGCTTCATTGTCGTCGAAGTTGATGCCCATGGTCGCGCTCGCGTTGATCCATGACGGCCGGCCGCCCTCTGACGGCGGCGACGAAGCCGGCGCATCGACCGTCATCGGGGAAATGTCGCCAAATGAGAAGCTGGATCGCATCGTGTCTCTCCTGTGTCCGGAGAGGGCCTTCTAGCCGATCTCAGCGGAGAATCCTATGGCCTAACGCCATGATGCTCCGCCAAGCTATTCACCCAATCCTTGCCGCTCAGCCTGACATATGTGGTTGTCGGCAGAAGCAGGATCACCGGGAAGTCCATCGGGATATAGATCACCGGCCAGTGGAGCGAGCCTTCGAGAATGTCATAGCCGATGATCCGGATTTCACGGCCGTCTTCGTCCCGCTTCAGGCTCGTGAACGTCGCCTTGCAGACGGTCCCCGGCCGGCCGGGAAGCTCGAAAACGTCACCGTCCTGAAGCGACGCGACGACGACTTGCTGGCGCTCGTATTTGCTCACTCTACCCGTCCTTCCTTGCGAGCCGTGGCAAGCGTCTCTTCATGCAAGCGCATCTGCTCATCACCGGCTGCGCGGCGTGCTTCGTCAACGAAAGGCTCTTCCTCTTCCCGCGGCTCATCTTCATCCTGAAGCAGCGTCGCCCGAACGTCCCGGAACCATTTTTGCAGCGGCACTGATTTGCTGAGTTGCCGCGGGCTTATCATGGTGTGAATAATAGCCCAAAGCCCGAAGAGCACAAGCCGCTCGAAGCTCGACGGTGGCCTAGTCGGGACGATCCGGGTGCCGTCCGGTCCATATTGCACCACTCGGCCGAATTCCTTGAATTGGAGAGGCCGAGTTGCCTGTTCGATCCGCCCGAGAAAGAGCGAATTCTTCGCGTGATCCCGGCGAAGTAACTTCGCGAATTGCATCTCCGTCAGATTCACCTTGTCGGGAACGCTGATCTCGACGACTGCCCTGATCTTCTTCATCGTGTCGGTATTCCTCTTTCCTCAAGCTCGCGCCTGATTTGCTTCTTCATCTCTTCGATATGCGCGTCTGCCCGGACGGCCCGCCAAATCCAATGATGGCGCTTCTGCATCCGGGCGGCTCGCGCTTCCGCGGCGTCCTTCGAGAAGAAGGCACGATCTAGCATCTGACTGCCGATAATATCCTTGTTACCACTGAAACGGATCACAACCCAAATCTCAGTCGGCAACGACACGTCCGGGATGACGTGGCCCCATTTAGTCGTGCTCATCTCAGTAGCTCCTATCCGGGACGTTCACGATCTCCTGAATAAGCTCAGTCGGGATTGCGGTTTCACGGTGCCATTCATCTGTTATGACGGCAAACCCCGGCTCGTAACGAAGGCTTTTCGTATAGCTCCCGCCTGCCCGTCCTTCGTGCTTGAATTCTCGGGTTGTGCCGTCCCGCATCTTGATCGTGATATTGCTCATAATCCTAGCTCCCCTAGCTTCTCCGCGAGATATCGCCTGGCTCTGTCGCGGTCTTCTTCCTGAAAGTCGCGGGTTGCACCGCCGTGATTACGGGAGTGCCGAACAGCGTGCTCTCGGTCGAACCAATCGGCGAGCGCGGCTTCGATCTCGTCAACGAGCGGCATCATCGTTCTTCCCGGAAATCGCGTTCAAAGGAAATCGCTGGATCGGCATAACCGATCCTTCCCGGACTAAGCTGCAACAGCATATGTGAGGGTCGGCCTTGCGAACGCCATTCCAAGGCGTTGCGGGGCAAATCAGGATGGACAAATCGCACGTCCAGTAATTCGCCGGGATGAAGATAGATAACCCGTTTCATTCGCCCGACTCGGTCCCGAAGTGGCGGATACCCTTCATCTCTTCCGCGATCTCTTCAGCCTCGACGTAGTTTCGGCCGGCATACGGCATATCATCTGAGCCGATGTTCGGAGCGTGCAACATAGAGGGTGGCAAAGGTTCACCGTGAACCATGGCTTCGATAATCTCCTGCGGACAGTTATCTTCATGTGTCGGAAGCGGGCAACCGCACATGCGACACTCGGCGAATTCGGTCGGCGCCAACCGCTCGTTGATATCATGTTCATTCCGAGCAAGCCCGTCTCGACCGATGACGACTCCCGGCATGGAAGTAACTTCGGGAAGAGACTTGTCCGGAACGCCGTGGTCGAACTGCTCGCCGCGGCGACGGATCAGCGAAAGCTCATCGCCGGGGTTGGTTCCGAAATAAGCACGATGCAGATTGTCGTAGCTGTATTCCCGGCTCTCAACCGCGACCGATCTATCACGAAGCTCGGGCATGATCGCACACCCATACAACGGACAACCCTCTTCGTGCTTGATCGGATCACGGACAGAGCATTCGCATTGGCCGAAGCTGAAACCCGGAGGCGCGTAATAGCGATTGCCGGTTTTCTCGGACACGATCTCCGTTGGCCCGATTGGGCGGCCAAGAAGCTCAGGCATGATCGCTTCTTCGAGCTTTCCCGGCCGGCGAGTGACCGTATATCGGCGTTTCGGTTTACGGCTGCGATCAACAATCACGGCAATTACAGCCAAGGTTAGAACGGCAAACAGCGCCAAGACTGGCAACGGGATATTCTGCACGGTTGGTCCTCCTGCGAATCGATATATCACGGCATAGCTGGAAAAATAATGTGGCGCAACCGCAGCGGTTAAGTATTTTTCAGGTGCGAATTCAGGTGCGAATTGGGCATTTCTAACCGCTTCGGTTGATTTTTCGACTGATTTCATTTCGGAAAATAAGCGCTTCGGTTGACGGCCATCTCGCCGAGGCGGTGCGAATTGCGATTTTCTACTATTCGCACCGTTATTCGCACCTAAATACGAACCTATTGATTTTATTCAGGAATTTAATGGTTTTTAGGTGAAAAGTGCGAATAACATCAAAACTGCTATGTGTGCGAGGAAAAACGAAAAGATTCTTCAGCCAGCGGGAGGAAGGTCGGTGCGAATTCGAACTCGCACCTTTTGGGGTTTTGCGGAGTTATCGGAGCATCGCAGGACGCTTGATTCGGGATTATCCCGGCGATCCTCCGGAAGTAACTTCCGATATCCCAATCTCGTGCCGGCAAACGGTGAATTCAACGGCGGGGCCATGCAGAAATCCCGGCAAAATCGCGAAACGCGGCTCAGCGCCCCCGCCCGCCCGCGTTAACCATAAAAGGGGACCCGGAGCTAATCGAATTATTTTCATCGCGGCGAATATATTTCCCGCTCAGGCCCATGAATTCGGGCAATCGGACAATCCAATTTAATTAAATGCGTCCGAGTCGAACGATCGAGTCGCATCTGAGTCGGGCAGTCCGGTATATCCCGCCCATGGGGCAGGCAGGCAGTCGAATAATCCCGCCCATGGGGCAGGCCGGAAGTTACTTCCGACGCACAAAGAAAAGCGGCCGCTCCGGATATCGGAACGGCCGCTTAGATTGGCTGGCAGTAGAGCGCTAGGCGCTAGTCAGTGGAGCCTGGCTCCGCAGTAAGAGCCGATAGAGCGGCCTCAAACGCTTGTGCGATATAATCCTTGATCCCGTTGCGGTCCCTGCCTGTTACCTTCAATTCCATCTCATAGACGAACGACGGCGCAACAATGACTCGATGTTCGGTCCAGCCGCTATAAGAGCCGAGATTGTCCATATGGTGAAAGCTTGTCTTGAAGCAGAGTCGATCCGGCCGACTGTCTTCTAGCTCTAGCTCCGTTCCATTATCGAAACCGCTGCCGCTAGGCATATGCTCAGAGACAAGCGCCCTAAGCTGGCCTAGGTGGCGTTTCTGCCATTCCGCGTTCCCGTAGCGCTCGCCGCAGTTCCGCATAGCGTCTAGAGCGCGGGCAATAAGATCCACAAGCCGCTTTCCTTGCGGCTCCGGTTGCGCCTCTTCCGGACCTAGGACGGCCGCTCCATAGCGGTCCCCGTAAAGCTCGGAACCGCAACAATCGCAATCCGAGCGCGAAAAGCCGAATTCATCGCTTGTAACCGCAAGGAACGGCCGGAGCTTTGCCATTCCAGATTCGATCTCTGCCAAGCGTTCGGGAGTCTCGACTCCTTCAAGCGAGTCTAGTCCGTTGGCAATCGCTTGCAGACAATCGCTACAGACGCGCAATTCTTGAATAACTTTCATTGTGCGGACTCCTCAATCTCATAGCGATAGGCGATTCGGGCAATCTCCGATTGCCTCACATTGCCCGAAAGGACGCGCCAGCCGTCCGGAGCCGGCCGCCCAACGGCAAGCGAATCGAATTGGGCAATAAGGTCCGTCGAGCTAGGTTCTAGCGGATTGCCTGCGATAAGCTGATAGCGCATTATGCCGACTCCCTGATGCGCGGAAGCTCCGCGGCCGCCGCAAGGCGACTCCGGATTTCGTCGCGAGCTTCGCGGATTGCGGCGCGCACCATATCCGGAAAATAGTGTCCGACTCGGTATTCGTTAGCCGAGCAATTGCGGTTGGCAGGATCGGAGTCCCTGTGGGCCGTCCAGAATTCCGCAATTCGATCCGCATAATAGACGGAGCCGCCTAGGTTATCCTGCCCTAGCAACTCACCGTCTATCTTGAGATATACGGAAACCGTGGAGTCGAATGCCACCATTTCACCGCTATCTAGCGCGGCTTGAATCTCGCCGTTTTCATCGTCGCCGTCATACCGATAGCGATGATCTCGCGAAGTCTCTAGCTCCACTAGGAAGCGACGGGTTTCGAATTTCCATCTTATAGTCATTGGTAGAGTCCTTCCTCTTTCCAGTTAGAGCGCGGCGGATATTGCTTGCACGGCCACCCATGCAATCCGCACTAGCTCCGCATCTCGCGAGCGCTTGCTAGGTGCATTCAAGTAGAGCAACGCCATTGACGCGCTATCACCTTTCCGATGCACGTTGAGCGCCAGAGCGGAAGCGTTCGGCCGGAGCGTGAGTCCGGCCGGAGTCGCCACTTCCAGAGCTTGTTGAGCGGCCCCAACATCATCAACGGATTGGGCCTTGCCCCATGCTTCCAGAGCGTCGCTAAATGCTTCAAGTGTCATTGGTAGAGTCCTTCCTCTTTCCAGTTAAAGCGCGGCCGCCTCAGACTTCACGACAGCGGTTGCTATGCCAAGGGATTGCGCCGTTGCGCTTTTGCGGATTCACTTCAAAAACCCGCTCCGGTTGTTCCGTGCGTTCCTCTTCATAGTAAGACTGCCAGAACCGGATTGCGTGCGCTTTATCATTCGCCACGACGAACAAATCGCGGTTGAAATCGTGCATCCGATTATCGGTTATCAAAAACAGTGGCATATCATTTCCCCTTGGCGGTTTAGATTGCGGCCGCTCGCACAACGGCCGCAACGCGAAACCGTCTTACTTCCAAAGACGGAGCGCCTTTTCTTCCAAGCCATACGGGTCCGGACGGCCGTCTAAGCCGAGCGTTTGCATTGCCAGCTTTACGCAATCCGGCCGCGATAGCTCCGGATTCCAATGCTGATGCGCGGCCGCCACTTGCTGAATCACTTTGATTGTGTGGAGGCTCTTTGCCACCGGCTTTTGATTGTCTTCCATAGTCTGACTCCTCTTCTTCTAGGTTACTTGCCAAGCCGCAAGGCGGTTGCGCCGTTGTGGTCCTCTTCCGAGTAGCGAATCGGCTCGATCCAATCACAACCGGCCGGAAATTGGTCCTCTTGCATCGCCGCCATGATCCGGCCATCGCAACGGCCGATAAGCCGCGCTTCAGTGGCCGGAGCTTCCTGCCTGTAGGCAAAGACGGCCGCCGCCACGATAGCAACGCAAAGAACGATTGGGATGATACGATTCATTGTCTGACTCCTCTTAGGCGGCCAAGGAAAAGCGGCCGTTGCGGCGGCGGTTGCGCTGGAACGCTTCGCGGCTCCGCTTTTCGATCCGCGCCAAGCGCTCGCGCTCGCGCCAATCGGCGATATGCTGGAAAGCGTATCCGTCGAAATAGCTTGCTTCCGCATAGTCCATTTTAACGGACCTTCGCATCATAGCGGCGAGTCCAGTCGGCTTGCTTCGCGGATAGCGTGCTCGCCTGATAGCGCTGAAACCATTCCGCTTGCTTCGCTGAAACCGTCTTTTCCATCTGACTAACTCCGTTGCGTTTCGGTCCCTGCTTTGTGCCGCTAACCGCTCCGGTTGTCAATGCTTCGCCCCAATGCGGAGCGGCGGACTCCGTGCGGCCGCTCGGCCGCTCGCGTGCGTTCCGCGCCTGCCTATACGTGCGAGCGTGCGCTTGCCTGGCATAGCGCATAGGCGCCCGAGCGCGGCGCTATACCCCTGTAGCGGTGAAGTCCGGATACCCCTGTAGTGGTGAAGTCCGGACGCGAAACGGCCGGCGCGAGTTTCCCCGGCCGGCCGCCCTCCTGTCCCGCGTCATGCGCTAGGCGCGTCGTGCGGCGGAAGTTACTTCTAGCCGTCGCAAGGCAAGAGCTTAACCGCGAAACCGCGTTGCTCATACCTTAAACGGGTTTCCATAGCGTCGGCTTTATCATAGCGGGCGCCATGGGCAATAAACGACCATTTGCGGGGATCATTTTCCAGCTTTTGCCGCGGCTTAATGATTATCTGATAGCGCATTATCTCGACTCCCTTGTTATAGGTGGCGTGCAAGCATCGACTCCCGCGTGCTCGCCTGTTGTGTAAGCGAAGCTGAGAACGACCGCGATTCCGACTGCCTTAAGCGGAACCGTTATCAGCTTCTTGCGGCGATGCCACTTGGCCCAATTCTCCGCGGCGGCGATCTCCGCGGCTTCCCGTTTTTCTGGACTCATGAACATTAGAGGAGTCCAGCCTGGCGCTTTTGCTCTTCGCTCAACCAAAGGCCGCGCCGGTTCAACTCTTCCAGCGCCGCGATTTGCATCGGGCCGCGTTCATGTGTTGCCCGGATGATAATCACGAAATGATCCCATTTCGCGAGCTTCGCCGCGAAGTCGAGAATCGCCACGGTTTCGCGCATCGTCTTTCCACGCAAGCCCGAGCTAGTGACTCCGCCTTGATCGTTTATCGTGACGTAAAGCCCGCGCCGGTTGCGCCCATCCCCGCGGATATCGGCCCATTGAATATATCCGCGCTCCGGATACTTGACTCCGCGGGCTTTGTTCAACCGCTGGCAAGCCCGCTCAACGTCTTTGTGTGTGATACGCTTAAGCATCTCTGGACTCCTTATTGCCAGCCGAGCGGCGCGAGCTTTGCCCGCAATGCCGGCACGCTTTCCGCTTCAATGATCCGGCCGTCTGCAATGACGGCATAACGGCCGGCGCTTGCAAGGTTGATCCGGGACGATAGGCCGCGACCGTTTGAGACTTCACGACAATGGCCGCAAAGGCATTTCAGAGTCGGCGGATGCGGTGCGACGGCGCCGCAAGGAAAGCCGCCCTTCACGCCATTCTGGCGGCCGCGCTCCCACAAGTCCCGACGATCCGCCCGCTTGAACGGATTAGCATCCGGCCCGACGCCATTCCGGCCGGCTGTTATGCCGCGCACGGCGGCGAAGCGATCCCCGCTCATTAGATCGACTCCGGCAAGATGACGGGGCCGCTTGTAAGATCATCGCGGCTATAAGCGACTGCCTGCCACGGCAGATTGCGGAAGTTAAACCCGCGCCCATCCCGGCTAACCGCCCGATAAATGGGCGCGGTGTAGAAATAGCCGGAATCGTAATGCGGGAAAGCGATAAGCTCAAAATGGTCTAGCTCCGCGATGATATCCGCGACCGATGCCAGGCGCTTCCGATAACGCGGGCTTAGAAGTAACTTCCGGCCGGTTTCGACCAATTCCCCGGCAACCCGCGGCCGATGCTTGTGAATAGCCGCACATAACGAGTCGGCGTCCGCCCGCGTTGCGTTGCTACGGTTGCCCGAATAGCCGTTGCGAAGGCGGGCGACGTGATTCAGGATTTTGCGGATTCCGATGACATTGGATTTAGTCACTTCGCCGGATTCAATCGCGGCCAAGTGTCTAGCGGCGGTTTTGTCTTTGCATGACATTAGAAATCCTCCCCTGCAATCCGGAGCTTTTCGATTCCCGCTTCGCCGATGGCCGCGCGGAGCTTCAAAGCGATTCCAAGACAGGCGCGATAAGTGGACTCAGCGGAACGGGAGTCAGCGTCATAGCCAAGCTCTCCCGCCCAATCTTCGAAGCTGCCCGACTCCAGAACGTCGGAGTCCCGGCTTAAACTCCAAATAACGTCCACAGGATCGGGCATGATTGCAGGGCCGCCGATGCCGATAATAGAGCCGCGACGATATTCCCGCCCCTTCTCGGTTTCGAAGGTTATCGCTTCCCGTTGTTCCATTGTCTCCCGCGTAAAGCCGCCCATCTTGAGCTTCTTATAGGCGGGGCAATGTGCGATCCCGGCGCTGTAATCGGTTGTGAAAAGGTCCCGGCCGTTGCGCTGCAACGTAACTTGCCAATTCAAGGTGCGGTGCTTCTCGCCCCTGTTTCGGCTCAGTGAGTAAGGGACGAATTCAGCGGAGACGGTGAGTCCTAGCTCCGCGATGACGGCCGCGAGCTTTTCCCGCGGGCTTTGTTCCGTTGCCATTGATTCGATCATTTGGCGTTCCTTGTTTCCGAGTCGCCTTGATTGGCGTCCGGTCCCTGCCTTTTGCCGCTAACCGCATCGGTTGGCAACCCCTCTAATTCAATCTCGCCGGGCATCGCTCGCGTGACGCGCACGCGCTCGTGCATATCCGCACGCGCATACATATAAGGCACGCAGGCCGGCGCGACCGCGGGACACCCCTGTAGGGCAGTCAGGAACACCCCTGTAGCGGAGTGCGGATCACCACCCCTGTAGGGCAGTCAGGAACCGGCGTTGACAACCGAACCGATCATCTTTACGCCTTAAGCCCGTTCAACCGAAGAGGCGTTATGTCTGAAGAAATCGTTCCGACTTTCATGGATCAGATAAGAGCACTTCGCAAAGGCGAGAGCCTAGCGAAAGTAAAGAGGATCGAAACAACTTCATCGGACGCCGACAAGATCGGCGAAGCGCTCGCCGCCATCAAGCGGATCGTCAACACTTCCGTCTCCCGCGTCCGGAAGGACAAACCCGGAAGTAACTTCCGCGTTGAGAGCGGCACAATGCTGACGCACGATCACGAAGCCGTCTTGGCCGTGGTATCCGTCTCCCGCCTTTAATTCCAACCCGCCAATATGAGAGGACCGACTCATGGCAAAGAAGATCGACGCATGGGCCGCTGAAGACGGCTCGCTACACGAAACCGAATGCGCCGCGGCAACCCGCGACGTGGAATTGCTCGTGCTGAGCGACGCCGGCCTATCGGCCAATCAGCCATATGCCAAGGAAGTCATTCGATGGCTGACTTCGAACGCCGGCCAGATCAGGAAAACGCTCGAAGCGCACGAGCGAGCTTGTCCACGGACGGTTCAAGCCGAGCGTCCGACTGAAGAGGCAATGAGCGCTGAGATCAAGGCGCGCAGAGACTCGGCGATAGCCGCTATGCGGGAGAACCGTGAGGCGGGACGTTCTTTTCTAAGACGCCACGGCTTCAGCGACATAAACGATTTCCGAGATCGCTCTGGACTTGACGATATCACCGCATGGGAGCGTATCTCGGACATGGCGCCTTCGGCGGAAGAGATGGAAGATCGACTTGCCGACGATCTCGACAATGCACAATTCGGAGGGGGCGACAATGGCCGCTAAGAACCGCTTCAACACTATCGACTGTCTCGAAGCCGCTCTTCCCGATGAAGAGTATTTCGTGCTGCTCGCCCGCGATCCCGCCATGCCGGCTTTGATCGGCATTTGGGCCAGCCTTCGCCTCGGAAACGTGACGGCCGCGGCTGAGAATTTCACGCTGCTTATGTCGCCCGATCTCGTGGCGCACTACAAGCGCCATCCCGATCATGCCAAGGCGCAAGAGGCCGTCAACGTCGCCAACCGCGCCGCCGAATGGCGCGAAGCCAATGTAGGCGGCCCGAACGGCGTCCCGACTTGGAAGAAGTCGCTCGTGCGGCCGAAGATGATGGAGCTTGAGGCGCAACAAATCTGCCCTGTCTGTCAGGAATTCGATTGTGAGTGCGAAGAGGGGGATGGAAATGCCGGAATTCAATGAAATTCAGAAGGCCAAGCACTACAACAATCACCCGAGCGGCGTTGAGTGCGGCGAGATCAGTTGGCAGATGACGCCGGCCTTGTGCCAGGCTTTCCAATACGGCTGGCGCTATTACGAGAAGGAAGATGCCGCCAAGGATTTGCGGAAGATGCTCTTCTACGTCCTCAAAGAGCTTGAGGCGCCGATGCACTTTCTAGTCGGTTGCCGCGAATACCGCGATCACTTCCGCGACGAAGTTATGGCGACGCGCCAGCACGTTTTCAATCGACCGTCGCCATGGTGCGAGAGCGTGCGTCACGCCATGGCCGCCATCTGTGACTATCATTGCGCCGCCGAAGCCGCCGAGCGCGACCGCCTGCTTATCAAGGCAGGGCGTTGCCTTCAAACGGCAATTGCGGACGAAGAGTGCATTGGGAGGAGTCTGGCGATATGAGGCACGGAGCACTAGGGATGGCAATGGCGCTCGGCGCCGCCGCCGCCATGCTCGGGGCAACCCCTATGGCGGAGTCGGATGAGCCGGAGAAGCCGAAGGATGACACCCCTGTAGGGGCGTCGAACGGGGATATCCCGGATCGCGTCAGCCTTGAAGAAGACTCGCCTTTCTACTTCCCGAACTGGCGGAACCTTGGCGTTCGCTACAACGGCGGTGAGCTTGCAACGGTCGTCGAATTCTGCGTGAGCGAAGGATGGCTGCGGAAGCAGATATTCCACGGCGGCCGGCCAAAGGCTGAGCGCGGTAAATTCGTCACCGTGACGATCCGCGGCACCATCGAACCTTATTGGAGATCGAAGCCATGATCCGGCAACAAGGAAGCACGAACGGCTTCTGCTTCAGCGAATCGCTCATCGGCGGATCGCATCGCGATCTCTCGAAGATCGCAGTCGTCCAGCTTCGCGGACGCGGCTTCTACGCTGTCGCTCGGGCAACCGGCCGTCAAGTCGCGAAGAGGCGCCATGCCATCGGATTCTGGCGTCTGAAGGAGCTAAAGAAATGAGCCTCCCCGTATATCGCGATGAGAATGGCGACTGCTACGTGGTCGTCGCCGATGGTTGCCATCAAATCATCATGGACGATGGCTCGCACAAGCCTGCCGTGCTCTTCCGCGGCGTCGAGCAATCTCCGGGCGGCGGCTTCATGTATCGCGACGCCAACACCTTCAGCACAACCAAAGAGCGGTGGGCCGAACGCTTCACCCCTGTAGCAGACTCCGGAAGGCCCACGAAATGAGCATCCACCTTCATACCGCAACCCTGAAGCACGTCACGCCGGAAGCGGACAAGCTCATTGCCGAGATCGCTCGCGTCAGCAATCCCGCCAATCAGGACAACCATGAAACGGCGCCGCGGCTGATCGCCTATCTGATTCGAAATCGTCACTGGAGTCCGTTCCAGATGGCGTCCATGTGTATCGAAGTTGCGACGACGCGGCCCATCGGGCGGCAGATTCTTCGCCACTTGTCGGCCATCGGTTATCAGGAATTCTCCGGCCGCTATGCCGAGTATGGCGAGCTTAACCGGGAGCTTGAATGCCGCTTCCAGCATCCGAAGAACCGCCAGCTATCTCGACCGCCCGAGACGCAACAAGAACGAAACATTGCGTCGGAGTGGAACCACTTCATTCAAGCGAAAGCCGAGCGTGACGAAGCCGACTATAAGTATTGGCTCAGCAAAGGTGTCGCCAAGGAACAAGCTCGGGGAATTCTGCCGGAAGGGCTTGTTCCGAGTCGCCTCTATCTACACTTCAGCATCCGGACGTGGATTCACTACATTCAGGATCGCACGGACGTAGGCGTGCAGCGGGAGCACCGCTGGATCGCTTTCCAGTGTCGAAACATTTTCCGTGAACAGCTTCCTATGGTAGCAGCGGCCGTTGGATTTGCCGGCGAAGCGACCGAAGCCTGGCTTGACGACGCGGGAGAGGATTGATGGCACGCAAGGAATTCAAGATCGTCTATCGGCTGCAAGGCGCTCCCGTCGAGCGGACGGAGACAATCGAAGTTACTTCGTGGGCGCAAGTCGGCGGCCAGCTTGGCTCGCTTGCGGGCGACTGCGATTCGATTCTCGTTTACTGCGGTGACAAGATCGTGCTCCGCTATGATCCGGAAGGACTTGACTGACATGGCTGAGCAATCGACGAATATGAAGCGCCGCGGCGGTGACACGTCACCATCGACGAAGTATAGCTGGCAATCTTGGATCAAGGGATATGCCGCATGGCTGCTCGTCTTTCCTCTGTATTGCGGGCTTTGGCTCTTCGCCGCTGTCTTCAAGCGCGTTCCCGCCTGGCTTCATCGGAAGTTACTTCGGGAATGGCGTCGGGAGACAAGCCGGCACATGGACGTGCGGATTCCTGCCGTTGGCCCCGTCTATATGCGGCGATGGTGGAGGATCAAGCGTAACGCCTTCTTCAACGTCTATTTCCACCATGTTCTGCGGAGCGACGAAGACGCCGCCTTGCACGATCATCCGTGGTGGAATTTCAGCATCGTCCTAGAAGGCGGCTATTACGAGCATACGATTGCCGCGGGCGGCGTCCACTCGAAGAAATGGTATGGCCCCGGCTCCGTCCGGTTCCGTCCCTCCGGCGCCTTCGCCCATCGGCTTGAGCTTGAGACGCAACGTTTCAACGTTATCGGCGATCACATGGACGGCAAGCCCATGGGCGAGAAGCCGGTCAAGACGATCTTCATAACCGGCCCTGTCCTTCGCCGATGGGGCTTCCACCATCCCTCACAATGGGTTGACGCCTATGATTGGGACGCCTTCACCGAAGCGCACGGCATCGCGACGATGAAGATGAAGGGATATGCCGAGCAACTTAACCGCGGCCTCATGACCGTCGCCGACGCTCGTGAAGGCTTAAACCTTAAGGACTAGAACCAAATGACTGCATTTCTTGTATTTCTCGGCCTCTTCGCTGTAATCGCGGCGCTCGCCATACTGCGGGGCTTCGTCCTTTCGATCCTATGGCAATGGTTTGCCCTGCCGCTCGGGTTGCCTGAAATCGGCGTCGCACATGCCATCGGAATCGCTTTGATTGTCGCAATGCTTGCGCATCAACATTCGCACGAAAAGCAGGAGTCGGACGACCCGATGGCAAGCGTGCTCGCCGGTTTCCTCTCGACGCTGCTTTTCTTGCTCGTGGGGTGGATCATCCACTTTTTCATGTAATCCCAATCAGACGGAAGGACCAAATCAATGCGCGACGAAGAAACAACTATGACGCCGCAGCCTATCGGATCGGCCAAGGTTTCAATGCAGGACGAAGGCGATCTGTTGGCCGTGCTGCCGCCGTTCGAAACAACCCGCGATCTCCTGCTTGCTGTCCACCGCGCTCAGGAAGAAAAGCGGCCGATTCTTGGCGTGCAAATCAACCTTGAGGACCGGCCTCGCGTCGAAACGCTGATCGACACCCGCTTTCTCACGATTGATGACATGGCCGACACGCTCGGGATCACAACCGAAGGCCGGCTCTTCTGCGGCATCCGTCCGGAAGGGCATATGGATTTGCCGGTCGAAGTCGCCGAGCTTACCGGCAACGTCGAAGAGCGCGAGCTTGCGGCCCGTTATATCGACGCGAAGATTGCCGGCGTCGATCATCATATCATGCACGCGACCAATCCGGCCTACATCGAAGCCTATGAGCATTGCGGGATCGTGCTCAAGTGCATCGCCAAGGAATTCCGGATGGGGATGCACCTTCCGGACGTGCGTGCGCCGGAAGCCCGGATTATCCCTTACAACGAAACCAACGACACCGGGATCAAGCACGAAACCGCTCTGCGGGCGTTCTTCTCGGACGTGCATGAGCGCAACGTCAAGGCCGGATGGTGGAGCGAGATCACAACCGGCGAGCCGAAGAAGCGGAGCGTCGGCGAGCTTCTGATTCTCATGGTGACGGAAATGGCCGAAGCCTACTCTGCCTGGCTCGTTGGCTCTGCGGATGACAAGTTGCCGCAATTCCCCGGCCTTGGCGTCGAAATGGCCGATCTTCTCATCCGGGCCGCGGATTTCTGCGGTGCGCTGCAAGCCGGCCGTATCGTGGCCCCGAGCGGCGTCTATAATCCGGGCGATGAAATGTTCCGCGAGATCGTCGCCATCGCCAATCGTTACGAGGCGATCCGCAAGACGCCCGAAGCTATCGGCGCCAAAGAAGAAGGCGACTTCATTGAGCCGCAGGACGTGGCCCAAATGACGGATGCGAAGCTCGCCTTCAATGCTCAGCGCCCCGACCACAAGATTGAGGCGCGGCTTGCTGAAGACGGCAAGCGGACGTAAGACACCCCTGTAGTGGTGAAGTCAGGAGACAGGATCATGGGAACGGAACCGCCGAGCCGCGAATCATCGAAACAGATGGTCGCACTTGCTCAGCGCGTCTTGCGTGAAAAGCCGGTAGATAAATTCACGGACATTACGCGGCACGATTACAATCAACTGCTCAAAGACGCCCAAAGTCTCGCCGGTTCCGTTCTGTCTCAGGCTGATCCACATGACTAAGAGCGAATATGAAGCCGCGATGGCGATGTATGCCGAAGCGGATCAGCGTAGCACGGCTGGCCTGATTGAATTCGTGACGGCCGCCGTGCTCCTGAAGCTCAATCCTCCGGCGCGAGGCGATGGCGTGGTGAGCGTCACCATTTCGCCCGCGGATATCGAAGAGACGCTTCGCACGCACCATTTCGAGTCCCGGTATGACGGTGACGAAATGACAATTTTTCTCACCCCGCTCACGGAAGTAACTTCCGACGTTGACAACCGACGCGATTGAGCAGATATCTATTTTCGTCACAAGCGAGGAAGTGACTTCGACCGATGAGTAAAAGCGAAAATCCCCGAGTCCGAAAGGGCGACAACTCCGGCCACGTTGGCGACGACGATGACGATGACTTTTTGGACACGAGTCCGGAAAGGATGGAAAGCGCCGCCGCCAAAGCTCTTCTCCAATTCATCGAGCGCATAGAGCGTCTTGAGGAAGAGAAGAAGGGCATGGCCGATGATATTCGTGACGTTTATGCGGAGGCCAAGGCCAACGGTTACGACACGAAAACCATGCGGAAAGTCGTCAGCCTTCGAAAGATGGAAACCCATGTGCGACAAGAAGCGGATGCGCTGCTTGAAACATATCGGGCGGCACTCGGCCTCGCGTAAACCCGAAACCCCGAAAAACGGAAGAAAGGAATTGAACATGGCTAAGGCCAAAATGACTCTGCCGAGCGATACGCTCGATTTGACGCTCGAAGCTGGCAAGCGGAAGGCGATGACTGCCGCGGCCACGAGCAAGGGCGAAGCGTTCAACGTGCGCGTCGATCAGCTTCGCACGATCCCCGGCTTCAACGTCCGGATTCGCGAGACGGACGACTATCGTTCGCACGTCGAGGAATTGAAGCAGTCGATCCGCGAAAACGGCTTCTACCCGAACAAGCCGCTCGCCGGCTACATCGGCAAGGATGGTGAAGAAGACGTGATTTTCGTCACGGACGGACACACCCGCCTCGAAGCCGTGCAGGAGATCAACGCCGAAGACGTGGACGGCAAGGAAACGCTGGAAACCCTCCCGCTTGTCCTGAAGCCGGCCGATTCGTCGATCAATGATCTCACCATCGCGCTCGTGCAGGACAACAACGGCCGGCCGTTGCTCCCTTATGAAATGGGGATCGTGGTTCGTCGCTTGCAGAATGCGCGGGATGGCGAAGGCCAGCCGCTCTTCAGCAAGGCGGACATTGCCCGCAAGCTGTCGATCACGGAGCGCTATATCGACGATCTCAACGTGCTCGTGTCGGCGCCGGCCAAGGTCCGCAACGCCGTCCTGAATGGCGAAGTCGCGGCGACGCTCGCGATCCAAGAGCTTCGGAAGAATCCGAAGAAGGCGGAAGAGCGGATCACCACGGCCGTCACGAAGGCCAAGGCCAGCGGCAAGTCCAAGGCCACGAAGAAGGATATCGTGCCTTCCGTCAAGATGAAGAAGGTGGCGATCCGCGTAAGCCTGGCTACCGGCGACTCGATCAAAGACGTGCTCAAGTCGATGGCGACGCAAATCCGCGCCGCGGTCGCGCACGGCTCCGATGACGTGCTCCTGACGGACGGCACGATCTCGGCCATGGTCGAAGTCCCCGAGCCGGCCAGCGAAGCTCCGGCGCCCGCCAAGGCGGCAAAGCCGGAGCGGAGCAAGGGTCCGTCGAAGGCCAAGGCTGCGGCCGCGAAGAAGGGCGCTGCCAAGGCCCCGGCAAAGAAGACGGCCGCAGCGCCCGCCGAAGAGCCGGAAGCAGCGCCGGCCGGGGACGACGAAGGCGAGCCGGTTCGGCTTCCTCCGGCCGTTCCTACGGTTGACTCCGACGATCCGGACGATATCTAAGACACGTCAGCGTGCCATGCGACGGGGCGGCGATTCTTCGGAGTCGCCGCCTTAGTCGTCTCAGTGAAGCCGCGGAAGTTAATTTGGCGTCCGATAGGACGTGCGGAAGCCCCTCCAAAAGCTCACCCGCAACAAGGTCTATGCTTAATCCGCGACTTCACTGAGACGATCAAACCGGATACAAGTCCGCCATGCCCGAGGACGGTGACACCCCTTGCCAAGCGTGTCATACGCTATGGCCGGCCGACGCGCTCGTGGAGGGCGTCTGTCCTGACTGCATCGATATAGAGATCATTGCGGCTGGCGGGAGCATGAAAAGAGCCGCCGCCCGTCTTGCGAGGAAGGGCGACGGCTCCAATCAGACGGAGGACCGATCCGCTGACGACGCCGCGAAGTAGGGCCACGCGGCGGGACGTATTTACCTTATTTATCAGCGCAGCGTCAATGCGGCCATAATGAAGAAACCCCGCCGATCCCGGAGGACAGGCGGGGCTTCGGTTCGACCTTTCCGACAAATCCGCCAAAGGCGGGGTCTTTACGGTGCCTCTGCTACGTCCGGAGACGAAGGGCGGTGCCAAGATCGAAAGACACTACCGGCGTCCGAGTTGTGTAGGCGAGTTGAATAAGGCTGTCAACGCCGGCACTTGAAGGGGAGCTTCATCCCCATCTCGACCGCCCATTCGCAGATACGAATGCCGGCATCCCCGACTCGATCTCCCCGGCCTTCCACGGTCGCGTTGTAGCGCTCGGCCGCCTGCGGATCAGTGACGATCTCGGGCGTCGGCTTGGGCTTCGGCTCCGTTACCGCTTCAATGTCCGCACTCGGCGGGAAGCTCGGCGCCGCTATAACCCGCCCGCAGCAAGCGCTCACAGCCAAGAGCGACGGAAGCAGGACTGTTGCGACCGCCAGGCGCCGCAGCGATGACTTGTTCATATTTCTTCTCCGCTTCAAATTGCCGGCGCTGATCGGCCAACCGCTTTTCGGCCGCCTTCTCACCCGACTTGTAGGCCCGCTGCAACTGTTCGTTGCGGGCTTTCTCATCTTCGAGCTTCACCACGTTTTTCCCGTCCGTTCGGCCTTGGCAGTAGGACAGGGCGAGCAACAACCCGAGAATGATGATGAAGCCAGCGACGCGAAGCAACTTCTGAGCCTGCGTCATGCCGGCCGCGAATCCAAATCCAAGCATCTCGTGATCCTTTACGCTGCAATCTTGTAGCCGCCGCTCATAAGGCCGGTTTGGAAGTCGAGAGCGAACGCGGCGATCTCATCATCCTTGTCGGTCCCATTGATGATATCCCGCGACGCCTTGAATTGCGCGAGGCTGGATGGCCCGCGGGCCTGAAGATCGTCGCTCAGCTTGCGAGCGGTAAACCAACCGTTCTGCATCCCGAGAACCATGATCGCGGCTGCGATATCCGGCCTCATCGCGAGATCGGGATTTTTTACGAGATCGACCGTGATCCCGATCTTCGCAAGCTCGGCCGTAGCCTTCGCATAGTTGCGCTTGCCGGTAAGCTGGACGTAGCCGCGGCCGCAGTAGCGAACGCCATCGCCGGGAGCCAGATTGCCCAGCTCGCGAGCCTTGGCCGGCCGCGCCCCTTCGATATCATACATTCGCTTGAGATAAGCGGCGCCGCCCATTTCCTTGATCGGCTGCATCGTCGCATTCGTCTCAAGGTAAGCGGTCGCAAGGCAATAGGCGGTGAAGCTCACCGGGAAGCCGCCAGCCGCGCACGCCCGGATTATCGCGTCGCAGCCGTCAAACTCGCTGGCGCTGATCTTCGGGCCAAGCAGCTTGTTCCCGCGGAGGAAGTCATAGAAGCGTCCGTAATCGACGAAGGCAAAGCCTGCGTCGTTGGCCGCTTCGGGGATCGGCGGCGCCGGTTGCGGGATGACGGAAGTGACTTCCGCCACGGTTTCGCGGATCGCAGCCAAGTTACGCTGAAGGCTGGCAATGTCTTGCTCAGCCTGAGCAATCAGGGTATTAATGTCGCTCATGGCCGCCCCCTTGGCGCTGCGTCAATTTCATCGGAAACATGCAAGTCCGTGCTAGGCCGCTTTTCCGGCCCGCCAGCGCTCGAATCCGAAATCCGGCTGTCCGGAGCCGTGTCGCTCTCGAATCGGCGTCCTGCATAGCTTTCCGCCCGCTCAGTGACGTTTTTATCGGCACTTCCGGCCATGGACAGACTGTGTTTGATGATCGAAGCCGATTGAATGAGATTCGTAAGCTCGGCCGCGCTCGGCGCCACGAAATAATACGTGAGCACAATGCCGGCAAAATAGATCAGAAGCTTCGTCAATCCGTAGAGCATTTGCCATTGTTCCCCGCCGACAAGCCAGGCGGCAGCGAACCACGAGAAGACAAGGGCATTGCCGCAAATCAATATCGCTATCCAGCGACGCCAGAAGAAGCTCGGCTCGGGAAGCGGGTTTTGCGGATCAATCGTGACTTGGGCGGCAGGCGGCGCCGAGATCGTTACCGGCTGATCTTTGCTCGCATTCTCATCCATCGGCCCGCCCTCACCTATTTCGGATGGCGCTCCATCATCTCGGCCATCCGATCCGTTGCATCCCGAAGCTCCCGCAGTCTAGCGCATAGCTCCCGCTTGGCTTCCACGTCATTCCGAGTGTGGTGCGTAAGCTCGGACAGAACGCGCTCAAGCGTTACCACGTCATTGCTGAGATTGGAAATGTTGTCCGACAAGAGCCGGATGCTCAGATTATCCATGAGCGAAGCGCCGGCAACAACGGCGGTCGTCGTGCCAGCGTCAGGCTTCGTTTCAGTGGTCTTGTTGAAGTAGCCTTTGAACGCAACGCCTAACGACGCAACGCCGATCAGAAGAGAAATGACAATTTGCGCCCAAAGTGGAAGCCCTTCAATGGGCGGCTGAGTCGGCACCTTCACTCGCTCCCGCTACTCGCGCTTCACGAGCGCGTTCATCCGATAGCCGAGCATCATGCGACGCTCTGAATACATTGTAGATATCGGCAAGTAGCAGCCAAGGATAGATGGCAATTGCAGTTATACGCAAATCTGCGGCCATCGCGCCAAGCGTAATCTGTAACCACATGAAACAGGCAAGAAATGCCCCTGCGGCACGCAGATGGGGACTAGGGCGCCAAGCCCCGTTTATTGTCAGACAGGCGAGACGAAGCAACCCGATCCAGAAGGCGAAGAAAGCCCAAGTATTCGCGTCTGCGAGCCTCGCCATGCCAACATAAACAGGAGATTGCCATTCTACCGGCGTCAGTTGCCAACAAACGATTGACCATGAAAGCATGATCCCGGCCAAGAGCCATTCCATGACTCTTACCGGGAACGTCTTCGTCAGTTTCACGATCATCATGGAAACTTGATCCTGATTGTCCAGCACGCCCCACCCTAACGCTTATGTCAAGATATTGTGCCTTCTACCCGTAACGAATCACACTGTCTAGGGACGGCCGAAGTTACTTCGCAAATCCATTTGTTTCGAAGACGTTATGGATCGGACTAAACGCCTACCACGCGATCCTGCCCTTCATCGTCGTAGCACAGGACGGATACACTGGCCCCATCCACGTTAATGGTCGTTTCGAAAAATCCACCGAAGAAAACGTGCGTGTAGGCACCGACCCAATCCGCCGTGGTCGTGGTTCTCATCCAAACGGGATTTGCGCCATCATTGGAGAGGCCGAGTTTGATATTCCCTGCCCCGTCGTCCTTAATGTGCATCCACTTCGGGCCTTGAGCGTGGGCGCCGTTACCATAGGTGACGGGTATATCGTTGCGAGTGGAATAGTTGGTATAGCGATGGAACTCCGATTGGTTATACAACCCTTGGAAGTCGGCCAAGGTTATTAGCCGGCCGTTGACGGAGTTATGGAGGCCGATCTGTGTCCCATAATACTGAGTCGCATAGTTGTTCATGATAAGCAGAACAGCGACTTCCCAAGCGGCGCCGGTCGTCTTCGGAACGATCCAGCCCGCACAACTCGGGCCGCAAGCCGCGGCGCCCTTTTTGACGTTAGCGCCCTTTGTGCCATTTTGAGTCCATGTGAATTTGGCACCGTCGCCAAGCGTGGTTAGCGGATTTGGAATCCCCATCGAGATATCATATAATCCGCCGCCACCGCCGCCACCGCCGCCGCCCGTCCCGGTAGCAAGCTCTTCCCATCCGCCTGCTGTGGTATAGGAATAATGCTTGTCATCATCCTCATTCCAGAGAAGCAGACCATCCCACGGCGAAAAATAAGTCCAAGCACCTTCGTCATAAACCGCGACCTTGTTCGGCTGCGTCGGATGCGTGTCGTCGAATATATGGATATCGCCTTCAGTTGGGGCGCCAGGCGTTGCTGCGACAATACTCTTGACGCTCCCTTGAGCGAAGACAGAGAGCTTGAGAAGATTTAGATCGTTCTCATCCTTCCAGTTGTCCTCGCCGAGCGTCCAATCGCCCTTCAGAGCGAGCTTTCCTGCGAGTGTCCGAGAAACCATGATCCTGTCCTTCCGAAGTTACTTCCTACGCTCCGCCGTAATTGAGGCCGTAGCCGTAGCCATAGCCGCTCTTGAGGCTCACGCGAAAGCGATAATGTTGATACGACGCCAAGCCGTCGCGCTCCGATTCCAATTCGACATACACGGCTGTTGGATCACCGTCCGCAGTTTGCATCGTCGCATCATAGGTCCATGGCCCGTCTGTTAATCCGCTTTCTGTGCGGATCACAACGAGCGGGTCTGCCGCGTCATAGACGCGAATGGTATAGGTCGTCCCGGCTTCCGGACCAACGCCCGCTTCAGTGTATCCGACAAGCTGATCTTGCTGAAGCAAGCGGTCCCGATGCACCCAATCAAATTCCGGCTCCGGATGCTCGCCCAAGATTGAGAAAGCTTCCCCTCCGTCTATGGTGACTTTCGCGGGCGGATAAGGACGGGCTTGCCGGCCAATAAGATCAAGCGTGAGAAGTGTAGCCTCACTTTCGTCGAGCACGTCGCTTGCGGTGCGGGTAAGAGCCTTGGCCTCAACCGTTTCGCCTGAGACGTATGCCCGCTGATCGCTGATAAGATCGTCGTCGGTCGTCCAGATGGTTGCGGCCGCCAGATGAGCTTGCGGAATCGTATCGGCGACGCCGCGGACGACCGTAACCATGTGCGTCGTCGCATCATAGTCAATTAGCTTCATATATTCGTTATCAACAAGGATTGCTTGCCCCTCGATATCGTCCGCGAAGTCTGTTTCGCCAGTGATCTCGAAAGTCGTCTGAAGCGGCGTGATTGCATCCACGAGCGTAGCGGCGCCAGTGAAGCTCGCGGTCGTCTCCGTCCAGGTTGTTTCGCCTTCAGCCCGAGATATCAGGTCATAGCCTGGCATGACGGAGTTGGGGGATAACGCGACTGCTCCGATATAGGCGTCCGTGTCTTCGACGACGCTGAGATTGGCGGTGTCAAGCTGGCGGTAAAGATCGCGATAATTGGCTTCGACGATCCTCGACGCTGAAGCCGGCACGGCCTCTTCAGGCGGCGGCGTCCACGTTGGCGTGCTCGGCGTCACATAGGACGTGTCCGGGAGGCCGTAAACGTCCTGCATAGCTCGGATCGTGATCCGGCCGTCGCGAAAGCTGCGATCCGTGATCTCGCCGGCCCGGAGCACGATGTTAAGGATGCCGCGGCGAGTATCACTAACCCGAAAGCACATTCCCGGCCGGATTTTCCACCCTCCCCGATCTAGCACAATCGTAAACTTTTTCAGGCCAGCCGCGTGAACCTTGAGATCGCGTTGACACACCCTCGCCATAAGATCGCGAGTCGGGATGCCCGGATAGTCCTTCGTCAGCGGGTTAGGGCCGTCCTGCGAGTGGCGGGCCGCAAGGTTGTGGACGCGCACTTGGAAGTCTTCATTCGTGATCGGATCGCGGCCAGTTGCGACGACTTCGCTGAAAATCTCGTCTTGGCTGGAAGCGTCGTCTTCCGAGATATCGAGCAAGCCGGTCGTCGGCGTGAAAGAAGGAAGATCGGCCGTGACGTAATCATTGCGGACAAGACGGATCACCATCTTCCCACTCTCCGGATCGGTATAGAGGACCGCCCCTATATGGTCGATAACGACTTGGATGAATTGATCGACTTCCTCTTGGCGTTGCCAAATCAGGCACAGGCCAAAGCCTTCTTCGCAGAGCTTATTCGCGGCGTAGATGAAGCTGTTTTCGTCCAAGAGGGACGTTGGAAGTCCACGGCCCCATAGCGGGTTTGTCAGGCACTCATAGACGATATGGGCGGGATTCATCGCATGGATTTTGCCGTCGCCCATGAAGATGACAGCCTTCGTCGAATACCAACATTCGTCGTTATACCATCCTGCCGAATAGCGACGGACGCGGAAAGCCCACTCTTTCGGGTAAGGATTCATGGACGACACAAGGCCGGAAAACCAAAGCATCGTCGTGCCGCGAAATTCGGACACAAGCCCACCTATAGCTGTCTTCACCGCCGCAAGCGTTTGCGTTCCTTTGAACGGACCTTTAGTGCCGCAATTGGCGCTGCCGGCTCCCGGCAACACTTGATCCTCTCCGCCCCAAAAGATGCGGAAAGGCCCCTGTATGCCCCCTTCCTTCTTCTCTCCGCCGAAGAGATCAGGCTTGCGGATCGCCTGCACGTCTTCGCTGCAAAGCGGACCCTCCCATGCGATTTTGTCGCCGACTTTGATCGTGCGAAGCTCGTTGAGTGGTCCGCGGCTCAATCCGAAAAGGATATCAAAAGCATAGTGATACCCGATTGTCTGCTTCTTACCCGCGCCCATCGGTATGCTCCTTCCGGGCTTCCTCTGCGGCGCGAAGCGCTATGGGATCGCCGATATTTTCAATGATCTCTACCGGAATGCCGTTCAAAACGAAATCCCGCCAGTCAAGGCCGTGGTGATAGAAGAAGTCGCGTGCATCCCGGCATATCTCCGCGGCGCGGAGATGACGCATCCGAATCCGGATTCCGGAAGTTACTTCCGTCACTTTTTGCCCTTGCTCTTGATCTTCTTCGTTCGATAGTTGCCATACCACATAACCATCGGTCCCGTCAGCCAACCATCGCCGAAGACCACGGGTTGCGGTGTCCCTTCGTCTGCCTTGGGGAAATCCCACTCTTCTAGTGCGGCCGGTTTAACTTTCGGAGTTTTAACGAGAATTGACGTGAGAAGATAAGAGACGACAAGCATGATGAACGCGATTGCGAGAAGTTGCATCGTCTCGGCTCCTAGAAAACTTGCTTGCCGTCGAAAGGCGAGTCCTTTGCCATATACTTATGGCCTCCGTGATTCGCCAAGTTATTGAATATATCGTCGCACGTCTCGGCGGTGAGATCGCATCCGAGAAACAGCGATACTTCTTGGCCGGCAACAAGCCGATCAGTGGTTGACAGAAGGGTGAATATCGAACCGCCATTGTGAGACTCGATGCCACGACGATCTATCGTGCCGTCTTCATTGGCTTCCCATTCTATGAAACCGCCTGCGTAACGCTCTCCGGCCCACGCGCCAAGGCTGGCAACCGTAATAGTCGTTCCAGTGAGTGCCGTGATCGTGGTATCCGTTCGAAAGTCATTCCGGTTGGCCTTGCAGCCGGGACCATAGAGCGCGTGCGGGCAATCGACTTCCCAACAGAGCCGCAAGCCCGTCCTGCGGATCGTCTTCGAGATCGGAAGGCCGAGCACTTCGGCTGTAACCGCGTCCTTTCCTTTGACGTTGCCCACTGTCCCGATCCAATAAACAATGGCTTCATCGTCAGGATCGTCCCGGTGGAAACGCCAGCATTTCAGCACGATTTTGATCGCGGGCGGCGTCAGTCTGAAAAGATCAGGGATCGGCAACGAGCGCGGCATGGTGACAACGAAGTCATCGGCTGAGCCGCCCTGTGTAAAACCATTGTCCGAGATCGGGGTTGCCGTCCAGCTATGACCGGCGTGCTCGATATCACGATCCGCGTTCGTATAACGGTAGAAGGTATTGCCCCATTGAAACTCATAGAGGCAGACGGGACGGCCGAAGAAGTTGCTGATCTCGCGAAGGCTAAAAGTCATGCCCACTCTCCGGTTTCAAACTCGCCTGGCTCAGCGAGATAAAAACTATAATCGCTATTCTGTCCGTTCGCGAGCGGGATGAGAGGGGTTCCGGTTACAGGAAAACCACCTGTGGTGAGAATCAATGCGCGCCGCGGTTGATTAGGGCGCTTGAACCATGCTCGGGCATAGCCTCCGCAACCGTTATCCCACGGAACGCTGTTGCAAGGGAAGGAACCGCCTGTGTGCCACAATACCGACGCGTCGGTAGGATCGCCATCAATAAACGGATCAGTAGGAAATCCTTCTTCATCTCCGGGCGCAAGATCGGGCGTCCAGAAGGTGCCAACCGCTCCGTTACAATAACCGCCAACGATATCATCCCACGTCCAGTAGTTATCGGGCGTCCCTAAGCCGGGAAGTCCTGTGCCATCTCTTGAGAAGGCCCAAAACATCAAAGGATGGCCGAGGAACGGGGCGCCTTCTGCGTAATGATTGAACTCGACGATGATCCTCGCCCACCATCCGCTTTCATAGAAATAGCAACTGGATTCTTCCAGCGCCGGTTCACCGCAATTTTCGACGCCCATATTGGCTTCAGGGATCGGTGTCGAGAGGATCGCCGGAGCAGTCCGTTCATCGCGGAAGGCACGGAACGAAAGCTCGCACTCGGAAGTCCCGTCTGTGTCGGTATAGTGCAGGATTTCAACGTCATCTGACGCCAATCGACACGGCTCCATGAAACTGCCGATGGTTCCGGCCGGGAGATCAGTCCCGACCGCGGCCGAAAGCGTCAAGCGTTCTTCCGTAGCGCTCAGTGCCGCGGCCGTTCCATTGATCTCGCGGATGATGGAACCGGCCAAGAGCACATGGCGCCGGCCGGAAACCGCGCCGCCTGTGTAGGCATATCCGATTTTCTTTACGTCTAGCCTGGCGTCAGGCGACGCAGCCGGTCGTACCAAACGCAAGTCTGCGTTGAACGTGGGAACCCAAATCGGATTTTGCTGGCCGCGCAACCGATATAGGAATTGGCGGAAGGCCCAATGTGCCGCTCGCCCGCGGATCATGCGATTGTGCGTGTCGAACGTAAAAGCGCGGCCGGAATCGTCGCCGAGATATCGAAGGCCGGTTTCATTGTCCACGAGCAAGGAATTGCGCTGCATCGTGAAACGCCGTTCCTCGCGCCAGTTGGGCCTGTCCTGCAACACCGGATAGGTGTTGTAGAGCAAATCCCAATCCCCTTCATCCGGGAGATCGTTCGCTTGATTAAGCTGAAACAAGATGCGCGAGGCGCCGACGCGGTTCGTCAGAGCCGCCAAGGCACTTTCTTGCTCGAAGCGGGAGCGCCGCAGCGGATAGATCGTCGCGCCTTTCGTCCATGCTCTCGTGACGTTGCCGCCTTCGACTGTGATCGAACCATCGTCGATATCGACAACGGTTAGCTTGTCATACGTCCATGGATCGTCGCCGAGCAGAAGAGCAAGGCCGCCGATAGTGAATTCCCGATATGTCGTATCGACCGGGATGACTGTCGCTCCGCCCGCAACGGCCGCCGAAAGCTTGCCCTGATCGTGGAAGAGCGGAAGCATGAATTCAACCGATCCGAGCCGGTGAAGGAAAAGCTCGAAGTAACTTCGCACTTCATCAATCGGATTGAATTGAATCTCGAATTCCCGGCGCGGGGAGACACGCAAAGCGCGAGTTTGTTCCGTGCCGTAGGACGACTTCAGCACGTCCGTCAGCCATGACAGGCGTTCGCGGATGCCGTCGCCCCAATTCGGGCGGATCGTCCACAAGGGAAGCTCATCGTCCAGCATCTTAGACGCCCAATTCCTGCTTGATAGTCGCCTTGTTGCGCCGCATGTGCGTCAGGAAAACCTTTTCGCCGGCCGCGCCAGCCGTCGCGTTCGCGATTTCGTCGTCTCCGATAGCGAGCACTTGGCGGATGCCAGTGGGCGTGCCGCCTGCCGGATCGCCGCCATTCATGCGGTGCCGCGGATCAGATTCAGTAAGCACTTCTTCGCCTTTGCGAAGAATCGCCGGCATTTCGTCCGGAGCCAAGCCCGCGATGCCGCCAGAGTGATACTTCGGCGCCCCGGCGAAAATCGCTGGACTCACCCTGCGCGAGCGGCCGCCTGCTTCACCGGCAATACCGCCTTCGTGGTGGATCGACACCGCGGCCGCCGTCATCTGAAGCAACGGCTTGAGGATGCCGCCCGTCGCCTTGTCCACGGCGTTAAGGATCAGCGCTTCAATGATGAGCGTCGCAACTGTCTTCAGAATGTTTGCGATCATCTCAAGGAAGGCGCGGCCGATGCTCGCAAGGAAGCTGAGCACGTCCTTGTCGGCCGCGAGCCTCGCGAACGACTGTGCGATGCTGTCAATGAAGCCGACGATATTGCTCGTAAGAAGCTGATCCACGCGCTGCTTCAGATTAACGAAGCTCGTATTGGCGCCGCTGGCCTCATGGCCGACATTCGCGAGTTGCGCGGCGAGCGCCTGATATTGCAAGCGCACTTGCGGATCGGCGCTTGTCCGCATCGAGTCCGCGAGCCGAAGGATGAGCTTGATTTGATCTTCGATCATCCCGGACGTTTCAGAGTAGAAACCCTGAATCCGCTTCTGAGCTTCGGAATAGCTCTGCAATCCAAGCGATACCAAAGTGTTTTCGGTTTCGATCAGAGAGTTACGTTCTTCGATGATTTTGTTGAGCGTGCCTTGCGCCTGGCTGACGGCGCCCTGCACAACATCGTTCTTGGCCCGGACGTTCTGGCCGCCCGAATTATTCTGTAGCGCGGTCTGCATCTTCGCAATGAAGGCGTCGAGTTGTGGCGATGGCACGGCTCCGCGGAGCGCTTCGGCGAACGCAATCGCCGAAGTCGCCATGGTCGTCACGCGGCCAGCGATCTCATCAATGATCTTGTTGGATTCGGCCAAGCCTTGTTCCGGCGTAATGAGGCCGCGAGCAACCTTGTCCTGAATCGCGTCGAGCTTTTCGTTCCGCTCCGACATAAGGTTCTGAAGCTCTTTTTCACGAAACTCCATCGTCTCGTAATTCTTCAGTTGTTGCTTCTGCGCTTCGACGTGCTGGCGTGCTTGCTGAATTGTCTTGTCGCCGATCAGGCCCTTGCCACCCGTCTTCTTCGCATATTCGTCAATCGAGCGGAAAAGCTTCTCGTATTGTGAATCGATCGCGTTCAAGCGACGTTCCAGATTGTCTTCCTGCTTGTTGCCAACGGCTGCGTCCAGTTGCTCAAGCTGGCGCTGAAGCTGCTCTTCGGCCGACGCGATTTGCCGTGCGGCGGCCGCGGCGGCACGAGCTTCACGCTCACGAGCGGCTTTGGCACGCTTGCCGGCCGCCGCATCGCGCTTCTCCTGCCGCTGAGCCTCCTGAGCGTCAAACGCGGCCCCGGCGAGCGCCGCCGCTTTCTCCGCCTCCCGGTTCGTCGCTCCGGCCGCGATAGCCGCGTTGAGCGCCTTGCGACTCTCAAGCTGCCGCTTCTGCGCCGCCGTGACTGCCTTGGCCCCTTCCAGCGCCTCTTGCTGCTCTTTGATGGCCTTCTGGCCGCCAACCGTCTTCCGGTTCACGTCCGGGAGCACGACTTGACGGGGCTTGACGACACCGCCAGCCGCTTCAGCGGCCGCCGTCTTGGCGTCTTTGCCCGCGAGGCGAGCGCTCCAATAGGCGGCCTGCCGGCCGAGCCATTCGACGGACGCTGCGGCGGCGCGGATCACGGCCGTATTGGAGAGCCAATTGATGAATTGGTTCCAAGCCAGCCCGAGATTGTCGATTGCCGTCTTCCAAGGGCCGCGAGCTTGCGCCGAAGCATTGTCCATGGCCGTCTGATAGGCTTGCAGCGCGACCGCTCGCGCCTGATCGGCCTGTCCGTTCTTGAAAAGGGTTTCGATCAGGCTGAGCGTCGCTTCGTCATAGACGCCGGTTTGTTCCTGAAGCGTCATGATATCTTCAATGCCGCCTTGGAACGAATCCCGAAGGGTGTTCATCGCTTCCGGGAAATCAACGCCGGTCACTTCCGACGCCGCCTTGGCGGTTTCGATATACTGAAGCATCTGAGCATCGTTGAGGCCGTCAGCCATCAACTCGCGCATGATCTTGTTGGCGTCGGCCGCCTTGACACCGATCTCTTCCAGCTTCTCAGCAAACGCAGCAAGATTGGCTGCTTTGAGCGTCGAAGACTCGTTCCCCATCGACTTCAAATTGGCCGCGGCTTCGTCCAAGCGCCGGCCGTCTTCCGCGACTTCGCCAAGCGCGAGGCCGAGCGGGACTAGAACGGCAAGCAGGGCCGCGATCAGCGGAGCCTTTGCCGCGATCTTCGACAAGGCTCCCGGCCAGATTTGGCCGATCTGTGCGCCTTGCTGAATGAACACAGTTAGGGGATTCTGCCCGGAAGCGATGGAAACGATAATATCGTTGACTTGGAAGCCGAGATTCTGAAGCTCGTTGGGGTTGAGGCCGAGAAACCCGCCTGCACCCCTAGAAACGCCCCGGAGACGCCCCTGAGCGGCCGCTAGGCGGTTCGTCGTGTCGATTAGCTTCTGTTCCGCGGCCGCAAGATGCAGCGTATCGATTCCGGCCGCCTCAAGCTGGCGCTGCATCTGCACGAGCTTGGCGTTTTCGCGCTGCATCGCGCCGCCTGCATTTTCCAGATTGGCTTCGAGCTTCACGAGATCGGCGGCCATCTTCTCAGTCGGCGCCGCTTGTTGCGCGGCCGCAAGGTGCAGCACTTCACGTTGAAGCCGTTCGAATTCCGCCGTCGCGCCCGCGGCCGCTGCTTCCTGATCGCGGAAATCGTCGATCATCCGGGCCATGCCGGTGAGGCCGGCTTGCGCGGACGTGAGATCATTCAGCGAGGCATTGTATTCCGACATACGACGCTTAGCGCCGTCGAAAAGCGCTTCCGACTGCACGACGATGCTGTTGATGCCGTCGAGCGTTCGTGACGCACCTTGCGCGGGCGCCGTGATATTCTGGATCACGTCAGCCAGGCGTTGAGCACTCGCGCTCGACGTATCGGCCGCGACGCCGAACCGCGATATGTCCCGAGCGGTCGCTTCAATGCCGGCCGCCTGATTACGAAACTCCGTCGCCACGCGAAGACGATCCGCCGCCTGTGCCGCTTCCTCATAGGCGGCCGCCCGATCCCGGATACGCTGAGCGGCGTTCGATGCGGCAATCTGTTGCTGCTCGCGCTCCATGGCGGCCGCGCTCGCCGCATTCTCCCGCATCGCCGCCGACAAGGCTTCAATACGGTTTTCCAGTGTCGAGATGAAATTGATTTGAGCTTGCGGCAGGCCCGATCCAGCCGCCAGCGTATCGAACCGCTGAGCATCGGCCAGTGCCTTCTTCGCCGCGGCTCCCTTGGCCGCCGACGCACTGTAATTGTCCATGGCCGCAGCGGCGGCATTCAACCCGCGAGCCGTCTCAAGCGCGGTCGCCCGGATCGCCTCTTGCGAAGCTTCGAAATTGCGGAGATCACCGCCCGCCTTCTCGAAGGCTTCCCCGGCCGCGACGACTGCCGCGGCAAGATCGCGCTCTTTCGCTTCGGCCTCATCCGCCTTGCGGGCCGCGGTGTCGCGCTGACTGATAAGACGCTTCGTCGGATTCTCAGCCGCAGCGACTTGAGCGCTCAGCGCGGCTTCCGCTTTCCGAGCTTCCTCCGCCTTGACGGCTTGCTCAGCGTGCTTTGCCGCGAGCGAGTCATAGGCGCCGGCCAGTTTGACGATCTCGCCAACGTCGCCCTGCGCGTCCTTCAGGCGGCGATACACCTTCGCGAGATCGTCGATAGAGCCTTCACCGCGCTCGGCGGCACGGATTTGCTCTTCGACGGCTTCCGTCAAGCCGCGGACGCCATCGCGCACGCCCTTGATCGTCGGGGAGGCGCGATCCTGCCCCCTGAAGATTAGCTCAACGTCTTTCTTAAGCCCCGCCATCGCTATCCCTCAGTCTCTTCAGCGTCGCTTTGAAGTGGGCCGCGCCCTTCTTCCCGCCTAACACTGTGCCAACAATCGCGTGCATGATCGCAGCGTCAGCCTCTACCCTATTCACAATCCGCCGTCGAGCGGTTCGGGCTTCGGACCATACGCGGGCCAGAGGGTAGCGCTCGGCTCGGCTATGGCCTTCCGAGAGCAAGAAACTCACGTCCTCACGGACACCCCAATAGAAACGAGCCAAATCTTCTTCGGCCGAGCGGGCAGGCTCTAGCTTTTTGCCCCGTTTGCGTCGGCGACTCGCGCCCGCATCTCGGCCAAAAGGTTTTTTAAGCCGCCAACGTCCTCCATGCTCAGTTTGACGATCTCGTTGAGCGCCATGAGTTGTGTCGTGAAGGGGAGCTTCCTCGCGTTCTGGCGGGTAAGATCGTCGAGCGAGTCCGTCGCCGCGGAAATAACTTCCGCCACAAGATCGGGGAAGTCGCGGGCGAGCGTCAGAAGGAAGTCCGTCAGAGCGTTGCCGCCCTTCATGATCCGTTCCCGCTGCTCCTGATAGACGATCAGTGCCTTAGTGATCGGTGCATGGTGCATCGTCACGAGAAAGGTGAGATCGTCGGCGCACAAGCCGCGCACTTCGAAGTAAGGGGCTTCTTCGCCTAGCTTGCGTTTGCCGGGGAGCGGAACCTTCGCCCGCGGGATCGTCCAATCTCTCAATTCCATGTTGCGGTCCTCAACGAAAAGGGCGCCCCGATTGCTCGGGACGCCCTCTTATGCCGACGATCTCGGATGAGATCAACGCTTGACGATGTACTGGCGCTCCGTGGAGTCGTTGAGCTTCAGAATCTCAAGCGAGAATTCCATTTGCTGCCAATCGTCGCCCTTCAGCGCAAAATCGCCATCCGGCGAAATCTGCACGCACGGCCAAATGTAATCGCGGTTCGCGCCGGCCGCGTTGTCCGCGAAGAATTCGAGCCGGCCTTCGATGGTCGTCCCGGCCGCGATCACGACTTCTTCCGTGCCAGCGGCCGCGGTGTAGTCGATTTCCAAGTCCATGCCTTCGGTGATATCCGCGGCGTCCGGAAGGATGAAGACGCGGCCGGTGACAGGATCGACTTCATAGTTGCCAGCCGCAGCGATCACTGAGTCATCGCTGGCGTCCGTCACGACCACGAGCGACACGTTGCGGGCGCCAATGGGATTGCCCGCCGTGAGGCCAAGCTGGATATAGCTGCCGAGCTTCACGTCCGAGTGGGCTTCATCGGCAACCGCACCGCCTGCGATGACATTGCTCTCCACGTCGCCGCGGAACCAAAGCGCCAGATTCTCCGGCTGAATGTCGTCGAGCGTGAACGAACCGCTCATATCGTTCTGAAGCGACACGCTCGCGTCCTTGACGCGGATGCCGGAATCACTGTTGTAGTGATCCAGCTTGTCTTCGTCCTGCGAAAGCGACACTTCCGGCGAGTTGCCGAGATAACGCGAGCCGCCCGGAGCGAGAGTGCGCGTGCCGGGAAGGAATGGACGGAAGTAAAGCTTACCACGTCCAACGACATAATTCGGATCAGCCATGTTCAATCTCCCTCGCTCAATACGGGTTTGCTACGTTGATGCGAACGCCTAGCATAAGTGGCATATAGAACATAGCGAGCCGCGACGAAGCATCTTCGGGCGGTCTTACAACACCCGGAGCTATGGTTAAAGAAGTAATTTCATACTCCCCGTCCCCTTTGCCGAGCATGAATTCGTCCGGGTAGGCTGGCCCGCGTCCGTGCGAAAGCTCGGCGACAAGCCGCGCCAACCGATGCTCCACTTCCGCCTTCAAGACGTAAGCCGGATCGCTAGGATTCTCCGGATCGTCCTTCGGCCAGCCTTGCAGCATGAGTTGCCATGTTTCTTGCCGAACGACGCCATGGGCGCCTACCGGCGCGTAAAGCTCCTGTCGCGGAAATTCGAGGATCGAAACCATATCTTGCGCTTCGTCCACCGGGATCACGCTGCGACCGCGCACGATCTTCCCACGAAGATCAAAGGTGTAAGGCTCCCCGTTCGGCCCGTCCGCTGCCGGCGTGTCCGGGTTGACGCCTTCCAGATGCTCAGTGAGCTTCTTCAGGATGCGAAGTTGCTTCGAGTCTGCCATCGGTCCTAGCTAAGCCTCGCGAATTGGCGGTAGAATTCCGCTTCGATATCGTTGAGGACGTGCGGCGTTTCGGTGACGCTCACTCCCCGGAAAACTTGATCGACGCTCGGGCCATAGAGCAAGAAAACGTCCTTGGCGAGATGCACCATGCGGCTCTTGTCTTTCTTGTTCCGAACCGCCGCTTCGCCGCCCGGAATCCGCACGGCCAAGCCGAGATTGAAATTCTCATCGTCGAGCATTGTGCCTTGGCGGAGCCGAACCATGAAAGCGCGTTTCAAATGCGTCGAGCGGCCGGCCTTGACGCGGACGGTGACGCCCTCATGGCCGACGCCGCCGCTCGTGGCGAAGCGAGCCAGGCTAGTCGGCCGTTGGCGTGCCGTAATCGCCGCTTCGAGATGGCCGGGAGTGGCATAGCGACTGACGCCAAACCGCTCCACGTCATCGATATAGCCGCCCGGAAAGCCAATCTGCGACTTCATCGCCTTCTTGTAGCGCACCATGCCCTTGCGCGGGATGACGGTGTTCATTGCCAAGCTGGCGGCCTGCGGCGTGATATCGGGAGCGGCTTCCATGAAGTCGGCCATGGCGCGGATCGCATTGACTTCGAGCTTGTAGCTCATAGCTCAATCACGCTCCAATAGACGTTGAGCGGGCCATCGCTCTCTTCATGATAGTCGAGCCGAAGTTGCTTCGAGAAGCCGGGGATCGTCACGATGCCGTGCTTTTCCAGCGTAAGGCCAAGCTCATCCAGATTCGGTTGCTGGAAGACAAGACGGTTGACGCCTTCGAGCACGCCCGCATCTGCTTGCGTATTCTCGCCGACGATTTTCATTTTGGTATGCCAGCGAACCTTGAGGCTCAAGCCGGCTTCGATTTGCTCGGGAGTGGGCGTTACCGCGCCACCCGACTTCTGCGGAGCGGCGTAAGACGCCGGCTCGGACATTGCATCATGCAACGCGGCCCGAGCCGACGCCTTAAGCTCCGAGATCATGGCTTAGAGATCGTCGTCCGAGCCAGCGCCCGCACCGCCGCCCTCGCCGGCTTCCGCGTCGGTCTTGCCCTCGGCTTCGTCGTCGCTCTTGTTCGCGGTCGCAGCCTTCTTGCCGCCCTTGGCCTTCGCCTGCGAAGCTTCGGCGCTCGAAGCAGTCGAAGTCGCCGACTCGTCCTCATTGACGGGCTTGCGGAGTGCGTTCGGCGAAGCTTCGAGAATCGCGTCGCGCTCGGCGGCCGTGAATTCGAAAGCCTTGCCAAGCTCGGGCTTGACGCGCTTGCCGTCGCGGATGACGACAACGCTCGCATTGGGAACCATCTTGACGGCCATTGGCTATTCCTTCCTCACTTGTGGAGCTTTCCGTTTCTAAGCCTCACGAAGTTACTTCCATGAAGCTTAGAAACGGGCGGAGCCGGTAAAAGCTCCGCCCGCCCCCTGATTAGTAAGCCTTGATCCGGAAGCTGTTGTTCGGGTTGCCCGGAACCATGAGCGGAGCGCTCTGCGTCATGGTATAGGTCACGGACGGGTCTTCCTGATCCCACATTTTCGGGAAGATCGCGAGCGGCTGAAGGCCGGCCCGCTTGTCCCGGATCGCACCGAAGCAGCGCGTTCCCTGAAGGCCGGGGCCGGTGCCAATCACGTCATTGCTGTCCATGAAGGACTGCGAATCGCCGGCTTCGTCCTCGAATTGCTCGTTATAGGTATAGATTTCGAGCCGGCCTTGGCCGTTGGCGCCCTGAAGGATGCCGCGATACTCGAAAGGCTGTCCCGGCGAGCCGAGAGCGCTCAGGCTGGAGTCGCTCACGCGAGCAACGTCCTTCCCTTCGAGCAACTTCTTCACGTCTTCATTGGCGAAGAAACGGTCGAAGGCGTCGAGGCCCATCGTCAGGCGCGTGATCGGCGATCCGCTCTTCTGGAAAGAGAGCGTCCGGAGATCGGCGATATCCTGAAGCGGATTGGCGTCCGCTTCACCCCAACGAGCGGTGAGCGTCAGGATGCGCGTCAGGCCGGCGTCGCGGCCGAAATTGACGACTTGCGTAGGATAGTCCTCGCCCGCAATCGTCACTTCGCCATGGATCGTCGCCATCGCGGCCATCCAGTTCCAAAGGCGCTGGATCGCGTTGCGCTCTTCGCGAAGGTTCTCGGCGACGGCCGCGTTCCAACGAGCATCGGCGCTCATCGTGCCGGTGATCCCCTCGCCCGCGAGGCGCGAGAAGACGCGGTTCGGATCGACGATATGCTTCGGCTTCGTGTAGGCCGGCCGGAACGTGCGGGTTTCATACCCGCGGTTCCGCATGACGCGGCCCTGCACAACCGGCGAAACGAACGGAGCCAGGCGACGCTGGCCCTGAACGCGGTCGAACATGATTTCTTCGGTGTCGAAATTAATCTGACGGCCGTAGAAATTGTCGAGCCAGTAGGACGAGTCCACCGGCTGAACGCGAACCACACCGAGAAGAGTGGCCGTGCTGTAGAGATCGAAAGGCATTTTGTTGTCTCCTAGTCTCGGGCCACTACTGCCCCGTTACCCGCTGCGTTGAAGGACTCCGTCCGCTCAGTAGAGCTTCTGGATGACGATGTTGCTGTTGCTCTGCGCGAACGCAGCGCGAAGCTCGGCGTAAGTCGCGTCATCGGCAACGAGCACGTCGAAGTTGAGGACACCGCCGATGATGACGGGCGTATCCTGATCCACGCCCGCGTCGGGAATCGCGTGCGGCAGGACGCCGTAGGGGACGCTGGAACCGTCCACGCCGTCTTCCTTGTCGTAAGGGATCAGAAACCCGCCCACGAGCGCGACGACTTGATACTTCTCCAACGCCGCCGTCGCAGCCGCGACCGTGCCTTGAGTCGTGACAATATCAGCTTCGCCTGCGTAAAGCTGATCCGGGGTGAAAGTATCGACCGTTTCGTAGCCGGCCAGAGCCTTATCCGCCATGATATTAAACTCCCTTGCTCGTGCCGACTACCGGCAGGATGGTTGATGAACGGTGTTACGCAGCCTTCGGGGCTTCGTAAACGCGGCCGGTGACTGCCGAGTGATCCTTGAGGATCGCAGCGGACAAGTCTTCGTCGCTCGGAGCACCGCCGCCGCCCGGAGCCGCAGCATCGCCAGCGCCGACATTCGGATGCTCGGAACGCTCCATGGCATTCGCGAGATGGTTGGTCGTATCGACGTTTTCGCCGGTCGGGGCGGCAGGAGCGGCGGCCGTTTCTTCAGCCGCGGCTTCGAGAAGCCCCTTGGCCTGCTCAACGGTAAAGCCGTCCGTCGCGAGCTTATCGGCCAGCTTCGGCCGCTTGGCTGCTTCGGGAAGCGCCTTGATCGCGGCCATGCGCTGACGATCTTCCGCGAGCGCCGCGGCAACAGCCGCTGAAACATCGGGAGCCGCGGCGGCAGGAGCCGGGGCCGGAGCCGCGGAAGTTGCTTCCGTGCCGGCAGGAGCGGCGGCGGATGCGGGCTTACCTTGAGTTGCCATGTCTTCGTCCTCTTCGTCGTTGAGATCGGTATCATCCGCCAACTCGGCCACAAAAGCGGAGACGGCTTCCGATGGAGTCTTTACTTCATCTATTAACCGTAGCGCAAGGGCTTCGTCGGCGCGAAAAACGCGAGCCTTCGTGTCACGCACGGAACCGTCATCCATGTTGCGGTTCGCGACGATCAAATCCACGAAGGTATCGTAAGCTTTGTTGACGCTTTTCTGGAAATCCTTCTTTGCTTCCGCGCTCAGCGGCTCAAAGGGATTGCCGGCAGTCTTCATGCCATCTTCCGGCGCTTCAATGAACGTCACTTCGACGCCCATCTGATCCATCGCGCCCTTCACATTCATGTGCATGAGGACGACGCCGATTGAACCGATCTTGCTGCTCGGAGTTGCGACCATGCGCGACGCGGCTGACGCCAGCGCATAGCCCGCCGAGCACGAGAGGCTGTCAACGACTGACAGGATCGGCTTCGAGTCGCGAGCTTCGCGAATTTCGTCGGCAAGCTCCATGCAGCCGGCAGCTTCACCGCCTGGCGAGTCCACGTCGAGCACGATAAGCTGCACGTCATCGTCTTCGAGCGCGGCATTCATCATGCGCCGAATGTAATTGTATCCGGTCGCGAAGCTGTAGGCGCCTCCGAAGCGGTTCAAGAGCGCACCGTGAACCGGGATTACGGCAACGCCGTCCTGATAGACGAACGGCTTGCGATTTTCCGGGGCCTGCGATCCGTAACCGTAGGCTTCTTCGAGCGCGGCGAAGGCGGCGGCTTCGAGCGCCGCGGCTTGCTCGGGCGTCGCGCCGGCATATTGCGTCAGATGCGACACGAAAATGTCGGCAGTCTGCGGCATTACATAGGCTTCGCGAAGGTGCATCCGGCTCAAGGCGGTGCGGGGATTACTCATCCGTGGTGTCCTCTTCATCGCTGGCCCGATCATCGGTGCCGTCACCTTCGCCCTTGTCGCTCTTCAGCGCATTGGCTCCGGTCTGCTTGCCAGATGCGCTCGCGTCCAGATTGATCGGAAGGTTGAGCGACGTGATAAGCCGCTCTTCCCGCGCCCGCTGCTCGAAGACTTCGCGATAGTCCTTCCCAAGCAAGGCGCACTCTTCTTCATATGTGGAGAAGCCCGCCTTGACGCGAAGCATCGCCGCCTGCGTTTCCTTCAACTCATCAATCTGTCCGCGGCCAGAGCCGACGAAGCGAGCGCGAGTGTAGGCGTCCTTCATCAACGGACGATAGAAGTCCGTCCGATTGCGGCGCGGCGGGAGCGGCAGATTGCCCGCGGCGATCTCTTCTTCAACCCAAAGGTTATAGACGTTCTGCGCGAACCGATCCGAAACCATCTTCTTCCGGGCGCCCATTGTGCGGCCGGTGATCGACGCACCGGCCTTCCAGCCGGAGTAATTTGTCTTCGAGAGATCGCGGCTCAATTCCTCATAGGACACGCCAAGAGTGGCCGCGATCCGGCGAAGCAAACTTGCTTCGAAGTCACTTCCAACGCCGCCAGGCGTTCCCATCGGCTTCATGTTGAGCTTCGTGCCGGGGAAGAAATGCGGAATCTTCGCGCCGTCGATATGCACATTCTCCGAGCCGCCGAGATAGCTCGTGAGCATATTCAGATAATCGGCGATGGCCTTCTGATAGCCGTCCGCTCCGCCGCCCATGGCCGTAATGACTTCGGCGCTTGGAAGCTCGGACTCGATAGCCGCCGCGTAGCTGGCATTGATGACGGCATTCTGAAGCGTGATCTCGGAAAACTTCTTCGTCATCCGAGCGTGCTTCAGCGCCGCAACCATATCAGCCACGCCGCGGGTTTGGTCGATTTGCATCGGCTCGTGGATATGGAAGACTTGCTTCCGGCCCCATGGCTTCGCAGCCGGGATATAGCTCCACTTGTCGGCCCGATTGTCATACCACTCAAGCGGATGGCTCTGACGGATATAATAACCGATGGGGCGGCCGCGGAGATTCTTCCTCACACCGCGGCGAAGAAAGCGATCATCCATGACGCCATCGGGATTGCTCAGCCGATCCGGCGATACAAGCTGGATCGCGGTATTGAACGGCCGACCGTCCTTGATCCATTCTGCCGTCGCCAGCACTTCGCCGGAATAGACGTAGGCGCCCGTAATCAGGCGCACCATTCCAGTGAAGGTGAGTTGTCCGGAGGCGTCGAAATAGCAGTCCTCGGATTCAGCGGCCAAGTTGAAGCGCGTCTCGGCGGCGATGGAGAATTCTTCGGCCCATTCCGGCGAAGCGCCGATCACTCGCCAATCAGGACGGGCGTTGAGGCGATACTGAGCGCCGACAATGCTAT